CTAGCGCCCTGATTTTCCGCTATTTTTCCTATTCGCGTGAGCGGACTGCACTGTTTTTGCACGCGGGGCGGTCATTCCGGCCTCGTTGAGGATGGTCCAGACGGACCCCATCGAGACGCCCGTTTCCGCCACGATCTCGCGCAGAGTCAGCCCGTCGCGCCGCAGGCGGATGACGTCGTCCGCCGCATTCCCGGTCACCCGCCTGGTCAGCCGCTTGGAGTGCGCCAGGGGTTTTTCCCACCATGGCAGCGTGCGCCAGAGGGCGGGCACGGGCAAGCGGTTGATGGCCTCGATCAGCGGCGCCTGGGGAACGTGCGTGTAGTGGCGGCTCATGCTGTCGGCCGCGTGTCCTAGGATCTGATCCTTGACGTAGGGGTGGACGTCGCGCACGACGAGTTGCGTGCTGACGGTGTGCCTTGCCGTGTAGAGGCTGACCCCCTGAATGCCGGTGCGCCGCCGGGCTCCGCGAATGGCGCTATCGCACTGGCCGCCCCCTTCTTCGGTGATGGGGTAGGGCTCTCCGCGAGGCGTGCGGAACAGGCGTCCGCCACGCGACTTCAGAGTGGCGAGCAGGGGCACCAGGAACTCGTGCATCGGCACGCCGCGCGGCTCGCCCGACTTGGACGAGTCGACGATGATCCACCTGTCGTCCGGCTGTACGTCGTGCGCTTCCAGCGCGAATAGTTCGATGGGGCGCAGTCCTGTATAGAACAGGGTGGTCAGCACCATGGCCGGAGCCGGGGCCATGGCAGCGACGAAGCGGGCAGCGGTCTCATAGTCGGTGGGTCCGGTGCCGGCGCGGGTGGGCTTGCGGCGCTTGGCCGTGCCCTTCGGGCGGCGCGGCCGGCGCCAGTCGCGCGGATCGGCCATCCCTGCGGCGACGGCATAGTTCCAGACGGCCACGAACGGCGTGTAGCACTGACGATTTCGGGTCTCCGGCGTCGCCGTCGGATAGAGCTTCTTCGCCGCCTCGTCCAGGTCCTGCTGGCCCAGCGACGACAGCCGTCGCCTGCCGAACAGGCCTATCAGCCCTGTCCACCGCCCGCCGTCATAGCGGCCGAGGAATCGCGGGTCGCCATCGTGCTCCAGGTAGGCGACCGCCGCTTCGAGGAAGGTGGCCACGGCCTTCTTGCCGTAGACCGACTCTTCCAGGAGTTCGGCCTCGCGCTTTACTCGGACCGCTTCCGCCGCTTCCGCGTCGTCAGTGCCCGCGCTTTCGAATACAGAGCGGCCTCGGACGGTGCCGCGGAGGTACCAGTTGTCGGAGCCGGCGCGACGGACGAGCTTGAGGGGCACGGCAGGTTCTCGCGGATCAGGGGGAGTTGGTCGGGGTAAACGAAGGCGCGTCCGCCAGTAGGCGTCGTGTGGTAGAGCGGCGCACCGTCAGGCGCTCTCGGCGTGCCGCGGAGGAACGCGCGTAGGCTTTTCTCGCCGAGGCCGAGGCGCCGGGCAGCCTCGGCGATGCTTAGGGGCGGCTCCAGTTGCCTCGCCGCTTCTCTCATGGATGGGGGCCCTCCAGATTTGTTTGCACTTTTTGCAAAGAAGTCATGTCGGGGGCGGCGGACCTTTCGGCCCCTGCCTCGACGCGCGTCAGAAGATCGCTTATTCCTAGGGATAATTTAGTCCACGGCGCAGCGCTTCCCGTGCGGCGCGCACGCCTTACGCGGAGCCTACTCTTCACATGCAAGCCCTTTTGCGACAGCTGCCCGAGAACGTCGTCCCATTCCTTGGCGCCCTGGCCTTCGGCTTGGTGTGTGGCGTGATCTTGGCGCCGGACAACATGCCGTCCTTTATGGCTGACTTGGCTGGACCGGTCTTCGGCGTCCTCGGAGCGGTTTACGCGGTCCTGCTGAAAGAGCGTCGGGATCTTCGGCCAACGGCGGAACTCGCGCGCGAAGGCTATCGTGAGTTCTATCGAGCTGTTGTCGCGATTGAGTTCATAACCCGGACCACCGACGATGAGGCCGAGATGGGACGCTACTTTCGAAGCGTGTTGCCCTCGGAGATGGCGCGGGCTGAACGGTTGATCGACGAGAACAAGCCGCTCGCTCTCAGAATTCCCGGGACCGCCCCCCTGCTGATGAAGCTGGATCGCTCCTTCTCCTGGCTGAAGTCGTACAGAGACTTGTTCGCGGCCGGCGGGGCGCTTCCACAAGTGGATGAAATTCGTGAGGAAGCCGCCAGGGTACTGCACCTGGTCGAGCATCTGGATAAGACCGTCCTGCAGCGGTATTGCGGACATGGCTGCCCCCCTCTCGTCGCGTCCAGCTCCTGAGGAGCCTACTCAGCCGCCATGGCGGGCATCTTCAGCGGCCCGTCGCCCTTCAGCGCCAACTCCAGCGCGCCCAGCCGGTTCATGTCGACGACGGCATGGCCAGTGTTTTCGTCCTCGCTGATGATGCCGTCCTCGATGAGGGCGCGGGCGGCGGCGAGGGGCGACGTCTTGCCCCAGCCCTTGGCGGTGAGCCTCAGCCCCCGGACGCCAGCCTCGCGGACGAGGTAGCCGTCGCGCCTCAGGAGGGCGACGCAGCGGTGCACGTTGGATTTGCAGATGCCGAGGGCGGCGGCGATCTCGTCGTAGCTCGGTCCGTACTCGTGCGCGCGGAACCACTGGCGCAGCCATTCGAGGAGCTGGTGCTGTTTCGGGGTCATAATGCGGTGTCCTCCATGGCCGGAGTGTCGACGGAAAGTGCAGTCGTCATCGGCCGCACCCAGATCGGATCGCTGGAGAGCATGAAGGTCTCGCCGGTCCAGGCCAGCAACAGGGTTCGGCCCATCACGCCGGCGATGGCCTCGGCGGCGGCCGGCGGGACCGCGTTGCCGATGCGCTCGCGCCAGGCGCTGTCGCTCAGGCCCTCAAGCTCCAGGTGCTCGTCCGGGTCGACCAGCGACTGAAGCGCGGCCAACTCCAGCGTGGTGAAGGGCCGGTGCCAGGTGTCGTCCAGCGCGCGGATGACGAAGACGCCACGTTCGGTCACCTCGGGCAGGCGCGGGTCGGCCACGCTCCAGCGGCCGTTGTCGTGCTGCCCGCTCGCGGTGACGGCGCCGGCGGTGTCCTCCCACGGCACCACGCCGTAGTGGCCGCCGGTGGTGTAGGCGTCCCGGCCGTCGCGTGCGAACCGCGGGCGGGGGTCCTGGACTGCGAAAGCGCCCTGGCCGGTCGTGCTGCCGGCGATGACGGTGCCCGCCGCGCCGTCCCACGGGGCGACGCGGTATTTGCCCGCGCCCTCAAAGCCGGTGGCGGCGCGGGGATCGGCGACGGAAAGCGCGCCGCTGCCGACCCGGTCGGAGCCGGTGACGGTCTTGGCGGGGCCGTCGAAGCCGACGACGGCCATCTTGTTCTGATGGGTGCCTTTGCCCCAGGAGTAGCGGGGATCAGCGATCGACAGGCCGCCGGCCGTCGGCCCGCCGCCGCCGGTCACGGCCGGCGAGACGTCATCCCACCGAGCGATGCGGTAGACGTTGTTGAACCGTGGCCCGCTCTCGCCCATCCGCGGATCGGCGACGCTGTACTTCCCGCCGCCGGCCGCCGACTGCCCGCTGACCGCGCCAGCGGTCTCACGCCAGTCGAGAACCCCGTACTGGCTGTACTCGCTGGCGCCGGCCGCGCGCCGGGGATCGGCCACCGAAAAGGCGCCGTTGGTTGGGCCGCTCCGCCCGGCGATGGTGCCGGCCGACTCATCCCAGCGCTGCACGCCCATGACACCCGACTGCCACGCCGTTTCGGGCAGGATCAGGTAGTCGGCAAGGTGGCCGTTGTCGACGCGCAGGCGGTTCAGGCTGCGCCAGTCGCTGCCGGCTTCCACGAACGCCAACCGCACCCACGTCCGCCACTGGAGCGCAGGCACCCGGTGCATGGGCCCGGCCGCCGGATCGCCCGGCAGCGGCATCCGCTCCAGCACTTCACCGACGCCGCGCAGGCTCCGCTTCGGCGGCTCGTAGAGGAACGGTGGCACCTTCTCGCGGTGACGGGCGACCAGCAGAAAGCGCTTGCGGCTCTGGGCCAGTCCGCCGATCTCGCCGCAGTCGTGCGTCGTCTCGGCGACGGCGTATCCGTAGCGGCCCAGGAGCGCGCTGATCTGGTCGAGCAGGTGGCGGCCGCGCGTCATGATGCGGGGCACGTTCTCGAAGATCATCAGCTCCGGCGGGTCGTCCGCCCACGCCTCCAGCGTGAGCCAGATGCCGCGCAGGGTCAGGCGGTTCAGGGCCTGGTACTTGGCGGACGTGCTGCGCGACTGCGACAGCAGGCCGGAGAAGCCCTTGCACGGCGCCGACAGGAAGACGATGTGCGGGCGTTCACCACCGGCGGCGCCCTGGATGTCAGCGGCGGTCGCCTCGCGCCAACCGGCCGGCGGCTCGGAGCCGTGGAAGGCCCGGTACTGGTCGCGGTCGAACAGGTCCAGGGCCGCACAGGGCGCACCGGCAAGGCGCTCGAAGTCCCGCGCGGCGGCCGCGTCAACGTCCACGCCGCCGATGCAGCGGAAGCGGGCGCGGAGGTTGCCGACACGGGCGGCGCCACGGTTGAAGCCGCGCGCGCCGCCGCCTAAGCCGCAGAACAGGTGGAAGTGGCGGATCTCGACGTCGGCCATGATGGGGCGGTGGTGCATCCCGATTACTCCGCCGCCTGAGCCGGCGCGGCCGGCGCCGTCGCTTCGGCATGCGTCACCGCCCGGCCGTCCGTCAGGACCCACGTCCCGCCGCTCTTGGCCTTCCCCAGGTCCGGCACGATGCCGGGCGCGGCCGTCATGGAGATCAGGGCCGGCGTGCCGCAGCCCTTGAGCATCCGGAGCAGGCCGCCGCGGCTCTTGCTGTCGAGCACGTCCGCCCGGTCGATCAATACGGCGCTGGAACCGTCCACCTGGGCGACGGCCACCTGCAGCGTGACGGCCGCCCGCCAGACTTGGCTCTCCGACGAGAAGGGCTGCAACGCCGGCCGAATGCCGTAGATGACGCTCATGTCTTCCTTCACCTGCACACGCGACCAGCCGGCGGCGTCCGACAGCTTCGCGAGGCGCTCGTTGAACTCGGAGAGGACACGGGCGAGGACGCGCTGGCGCAGGCCGTTGGGCTTCATGATCTGCACCACGGCGGCGAGGCGCGTGATCTCGCTGTGGAGGCTCCGGGCCTCCCGCCAGCGGCGGAAGTCGCCGAGCGTCTTCTGGGCCGCCTGCACCTTTTCCCGCGTGGCCTCGACGGCTGCTGCCGCGCCCTCGGCGCCGGCGGCTTCGGCCTCCAGCTGCTCCAGCTTTGCCTTCGCGTCCTGGATCGCCACAACCGCGCGCTTGGCCTCGTTCGCCCGCGCCGCCGCCTCGTGCACGGCACGCTCCGCCCGCTGCTCCGCGAACTCGGCTTCATGTCGGGCCTTGCGCATCGCCTTGATCTCGGTCTCGCTCGGTGCGGGGCCGGGCGCCTTCAACTCGTATTTCCGCGCCGGGCCTTCGCGATGCTCGATAATGGCGACGGCCTCGTTGCAGTGCGGGCACGGCTGCTTGGGGTGGCGGCCTTCGTCGGGCTTCGGCGTCTGGCGCAGCGCCTCGATGGCCTTGGCGTGGGCGGCCTCGGCGTCGTCGAACGCCTTGTCCAGGGCGTCGACGTCAGGCACCGCGCGGCCCGCCAGCTCGCGCACCCGCTCAAGCTCGGCGGTCCCGGCACCCTGGCGCTTCAGCGCCTCGTCGCGCTCGGCTTCGGCGGCGGCTACGGCCTGTTGAAGCTCGGCTTCGTCCATGTGTGCCGGGTTCGCGGGAAGATCCGGCTTCCAGTCGGAGCCCTTCTTGGAGCCGTACTTCTCGCCGGTGGTCTTTTCCCATGCGCCTTTCAGCTTCGCGCCCTGGTCGGCCAGATCCTTCGACGCACCGTCCCAGCCCTTGCCCTGGATGCGCTTCCAGATGCTTGCGCACCACGCGAGCGTGTCGTCGCTCGCCTCCATGTCGCCGATCATCTTGCGCAGGCTCTCGACGGCCACGTCGTCGCCCTTCGGCGGAACGAGGATGCCGGTCGTCGTCACCGCCTCCACCAGGTCGGCGAAGGAGGGCTCGGCGCCCAGCACCTCGATCAGGCGCGCCGCCCGGTCCTTGGCCGGCAGATCGGTCAGCCGCACCAGGCCGGCCGCGATGTCCGACGCCTGCGGCGCCTTGCGGTCGGTGACAACCTCGCACTGCGGCCAGGAGACGGACACGCTGCCGCCTTCGGTGGCAACGGTGACGGCGGCTTCAGTGCCGGCGCCATGCACCAGCGTCCCGGCGTCCTTCTTGTTGAGCCCCGCCGGCAACGGCTGGCCGGTGAGCGCTGCGGCGACGGCGGCCTGGATGCTCGACTTGCCGGCGCCGTTGGGGCCGATGACGAGGGCGAGCGGCGAGGAGTTCAGGTCGACGTGCTGGATGCCGAGGTAGTTGGTCAGGGTGACATGCATGGTGCGCTCCTGTAGCGGATCGTCTCAGGGCTGGAGCCGGCACCGCGCCGGGGCATGGCGCGGGAGGGCGGGGAGGGGAAGACCTGCCGGCTCCAGTCCCGAGACGGCGGCCCGAGGGCCGCGCGTCCGGGCTGCTGCGTCAGCCGTCGCCGAAGGACAGTTCTTCGTCGTCGGCCGGCGGCGGGTTCTGCTCGTCGTGGATTTCGCCCGTCTCGGGGTCGTGCGGGGGATCAGCAGGCGGCACTTCGGGCTGCTGGGCCTGCTTCTTGGCGGTGGGCTTCTGGCTCTGGCTCTGGCTCTGCGCCGGCGGCGGCGTCTCTTCCTGCTGCTGGGCAGGCTCCGCCTGAAGGCTCACGGCATCGTCCCATCCGCTGGGCATCTGACCGCTCGCCAGGGTGTCGAGCTTGCCGAGAGACGTGGGCTTGGGCTGCTGCTGCGCCACCGACCACGAGCCGTCGCGCTGCCGCTCCATCTCGATGTCCTGCAGCTCTTCGGCCGTCTGCATGCCCATCAGGGCCTCGGGACAGTAGGCGCGCCCCCACCAAGCGCCGGCGCGGTAGCGGAGCATCTGGTCGGGCATGTTTTTCCACTTGGGGTTCCGGTTGAACCAGCCCTCCGCCTTGGCCGTGGCGATGTCGACGCGGAGTTCGCGCTTGGTGCCGCCCTTGAGCATGCCGATGGCCGTGCAGCCGCGGTGGTCACCTTCGCCGTCAACGATGAGGTCCAGCGGCTCATCCAGGCGGCCGGACGTGTTGATGAGCGCGATGGCCATCTGCCCGTAGAGCGCCGGTTTTCCGTCCGGGCTCATGTAGATGTTCTGAAGGAACATGAACGGGTCGACGTTGAGGCGAAGCGCCATCTGCACGCCGACGAAGCAGCCGGCCGGGTTGTTGTGGAACTGCTTGGGCACGAGGCCAGAAGCGGCGAAGACGTTGGCGACGCGCCAGATGTGGTTGAACCGGTTGGTGTCGAGCAGGTTGGAAAAGCTGCTGGTGTCGGTCACGGGCAGCGCGTTCGGCTTCTCGCCCTGCTGCAAGGTAAGCGCGTTGGTTTCGGACATGGGATCAGGCCCTCTTCTCGGTGATGCGGAAGCTGCGGTAGCTGGTAGCGGCGACGACGTGTTCCTTGCGGTTCACCATGCCGGCGCTGACGTTGAAGCCGTTGACGAAGGCGCGGGCGGCGCCGCCGATCTTGGTCAGGATCTCGGCCTTGGCCGCGTCCTTCCGGGCCTTGGCCTCCTTCTCCGCCTGGCCGGCGGCCTTGTATTCGGCGCACAGGTCGGGCAGGCGGTTGTCGTCGGTGAGGTCGACCGGCTCCGCGCCGTCTATGGTCGCGTACAGCCGCATGACGGCCGCCGCGTCGATGTTGAAGTCCGGCGCCGGCGGCACACCGGCCTCGACGGAGGCCCAGAATTCGCGGATGGCGCCCTCGATGCGCGCGATCGCGCCCTGGTGGCGCGGCACCTTCAGGCGGAAGAGGCGGTTGCCGCCGACGCAGGCGATCAGCCATCCGTGCGGAGCGTCGGGCCTGCACGCAAGCTGGTGCTGCACCTGGATCAGGTAGTAGATCGGCGCGTCGAGCAGTTCCCCGCCCTCGGCGGTCCACTGCTGCTTGAAGATCAGGCCGTCGACGTTCTTGATCTCGACCGGCGCGCCGTCGTCAGCGTCCTCGAAGTCCAGGCTGCAGCCCATCTTCGGCACCGTCGGGTGCGTCAGGTATTCGGGCACATTGCGCAGGTTCCAGTTCCAGCGCTCCGCCGCCCAAGCGGCGATGGCAGGTTCCAGGTGGCGGCCGGCGTCGATGCGCTCGCCGCCGTGGTCGCCGCGCGGCAACTGGCCGGCCTTCTCATACCAAAGCTCGAAAGGCGTGCCGAAGGGGCTTACACCCAGCAGGATGGCGCTCTCGCTGGCGCCGATCCAGTTGACGCGCTCTTCAACGGGAATGTTGGTCATGACGCACCCCGCTTGGCCTTGAACTCGCTCCAAGCGTTCCATGCGCCGCGAACGATGGCGGAGGGGATCAGAAGCGGCCAGAAAACCACGCTCGCGCCCATGAGGAAGCGGCGCTGTCCGACCGTCATCCCGCCGTCCTTCGCAATGACGTCGACGACCATGGAGCCGGTCAGGCCAGCCCAGATGTAGGTGATGGCGAGCATCGTCATGACGCACCTCCCTTCTTGTCCCAGTGCTCGCAGATGCCCGAGGCCGTGGCGAGTTGGTAGACGCCGGACCCCGAGCCAAGCGCGCAGACCGGTCGCCACTTGAGCGACGAAGGCCCTTCGGCCAGGTGCTTGCAATTGCCGCACTTCGCGTACTTTGGCAGCGCTTTGATGGCGAGGTGCCGCTTGTAGGAGCGGCGGAGGTTGTTACGGCCCTTGCTGGTAGCCTTGGCCCACCGTTCCGGCCAGAGCTTGGCGATCGCGGCGTCAGTCTGGGGGTCAGCCATGACGATCCTCCCGGCGCTGCTGGTAGAGGTGGTCGCCCCGCTCGTCGTCGACGTCCTGGGCGGCGCTGTGCGCGGCCTCCGCCGCCTCGGGCTCGGACAGCCCGGCGGCAAGGGCATCCTCGTAGGCGGTCAGGGCGGCGCGGTGCCGCATGAGGTGGAGACCGTTCATCGCGGGAACCTCACGTTCACGATCAGGGGCGCCGGCTTGCGCCGGCGGCGGCGAAACAGGGCGCGGATCAGGCGGCACATCGGTCAGGCCTCCGCCGCAGCGCGCTTCAGATCGGCCAGCGCCTCGCGGGCCTCGGCCAGGTCCTTGTTGAATTCGTCCGAGGCGTTCCCCAGCGCGGCGGCGCCGAACACCGTCACCGCATCCGGCTTCAGGGCGCCCTTCGGCGCGCCGGGTTCGGCGTCAGCGCCCAGTTGCATGAGGGCGTCGAAGGTCTTTTCCAGTTCCTCGATGGCGCCGGACAGGCGCTCGATCGTGTCGTTGATCTCCGACATCGGTCAGGCCTCCTTCGCCTTCAGGGCGTCCAGCATGTCGTGCACGCGGATCAGCAGTTCCTCGTAGGTGTCTCCGGCCTTGATGGCGGCGCGGAGCTGCTGAAGCTCGCTGGTCAGACGGGCGGACATCGGGTCCGGCGTCGCCGGCGCGGTCTCGCCCTCCCGATCCTCCGGCTGGCGCCACTCCATCTTCTTGAGCTTGATATTCAGATCCCGGAGAAATTCTCGCCCTTGAGCGAACTGCCAGGGCAGGCCTTCACCGCGCGCGAACTCCATGCCGTCGAGAAAGCAGTTCACGTCCGAAATCTTCAGCGAGACGTCGTGCGCTTCTTCGGGGGTGAAGTGAAGGGCGTTGCCGATCTGCTTCATCGCCATCACTCCGCCGCCGCCGCGACCGTCTCCGGCCGCTCCTGAGCCGTCGCCTCGTAGTGCACCGGGCGGCCGTCCTTGTGGGCCTCCCGCAGCTTCACAGCCAGGATGCGGCGCAGGCTCTTCGCCCGTTCGGGGTCGCCGTGCGTTTCCTCGGTCTCGATCTTCCGGCGCTCGTCCAGCGTCACCACGACGGGCTCCTTCCGGTCGGCCGACCAGCGGCGCGTCCAGGTGGCGTAGAGAGCGACCAGGCCGCGCTCGGACATGCGGCTGAGGACGCGGGCGAGCTGGCGGTGCGCGTCGGCGTCGTCCCGGCAGATCAGGCGGCGGGCGAAGAAGCCGCGCTTCGTCTCCTGCTCCTTGAGCTCGGCGACGACGCAGGCGCCGTCGACGCCAAGGCTGTGGATGGCCGGCGCGATCTCGATGAGGCGGTCGGCAAAGCGGGTGGTGCTGTCGTGTTGCTGATGCATGGGTGCGTCTCCATGTTCCGCGGCTTGTTGCGCGGCCAGGGCCAGGGAGGGGGAGGGAAACCCTGGCCGCGCCCCAAGCCGCCGACTTCGGGGCTGTCGGCGGGCTCGGGCGGGGGAGCTATTCGGCGGCTTGCGGGTAGGGCTCGGGTAGCGCCGGGGCCGGAGCGGCGAGGCCGTCGTGCCAGAGGCCGACGATGTCCGACGGATCCGCGCTCCGCCCGAGGAAGCGGCGCCCCTCGAACGTATAGAGCTCGATCAGCTCGCCGCCGCTGGGCAGGCTGATCAGCCCGAGGCAGAGGAACGAGTCGTCGCTGCCGTAGCGGTATTCCGTGTCGACGATGCGCACGCGGCGGAAGTCGCGGGTGACGTAGACGCCGCCCGCCTCGAGGCGCAGCGGCTCGCCGACGCGGCCAATGTCGCGCAGGGCCTCCATGGCGGCGGAGCAGCGTTCGGACAGCAGCTCGTCACCGGCGGCAAGCGCCTGGCCGTACAGCGTCTCGATCAGGTCGTGGCACTCGGTGCCGAGGGTGCGGGTGTCACGCATCGGTGCGGCCCTCCCCGGTGGTGTTCCGGTGCTTGCGCAGCATGGAACAAGCGGCGTCCCAGTGGCCGGCGACGTCGCGCCGGGCGATGCCAGCCTCCTCCAGCAACTCGGGCGTCGGCTCGATGCCGAGGTCCTGCATGTCTCCCATCAGGGCTGACAACAGGAAGTCGCGGCGCAACGAGCGCGGCGGGGCGGCCTCGAACTCGGCGACCTTGTTCGCGAGGTATGGGATGTCGGTGACGGCAGCGGTGGTTTCAGCTTGGGAGGTCATCTTCCCCATCTCCCCTGTGCGGTGGTGATGGGTGAACGATACGCAATGCATCGGTGCAATGCAATACTTTTTGTATCAGACGTACCGCTTTCGATGCATCACGCCGTATTGCGTAGATGCCTTCTGCACAAAAAGAACCCCGCCGGCTGGGGCGGGCGGGGCTTGGCGTAGAGGGGCTGGTGCGCCTACACGGGCAGTGCTGCCAGCGCCACCTCTCCGCTCCAGGACCGGCTCGCCTCGTGATACCGCGCTGCCTCCGCTTCCCCAGCTTCGCGGGCGGTCAGGGTGCCGGTGATGCCGCCGATGTGCGCGAGCGGCCGGGCGATGTCGATGGCCTCCGGGGCCGACTCGGCACTGACGAGCCAGCGGACGCGCCCCTGGGCGATGACGGCGAAAAGGCCGGACGTGAGCTTCATGGCGTACCTCCTGTGGTGATGGTTCGCCATTTTGTTCCTTATGCGTTCTCGCGGCGAGTCAAAAAATGCCCCGCCGGTGGGCGGGGCGGAAGCAGTGTTAGTGGGTGCTTTTCTCTTCCGGCGAGGGCGCACGAGAGGCTTCACTGATAGTTAGTGCCGGCGCTCTTAGTTCTTCCTCTTCAAAAAATGCGCTGACCCGCAATACGCCGGGCTGCGGAATTTCAAAAGGCGAGAACTCATAAATCGGATTTGCGACCAGCCATTTAGTCGGGCTAGAGGTTTCCTCTTCACCGAGATCAGGCGCCTTTCGAAAATTAACTTCATTACTAATTATTTCTTTTCCATCTAGAGAAACACGTATGGTCGCATTCTCCGGTGCTTCATTGAATGGCACAGCAATCCAGATGAACATGCAGAACTTTGGTACAATGGCAGGAATACTCTCCAAAACCATTTCAGAGCCATAGCATCCTATGAGTGATATCTTGCCGCTCAGTTCGTGCCTTACGTCGTCGCAGTAGGCTACGTGCATATATTTATTCATTACATTCAGGCCGCAGTGTAGGACATTTTTCGGGAAGCTGCGCGATCGATGTTACCTGATGCGCTGGAGGCGTTTCCTAATTTTCTGTACTCGGGCCGGACCTCATCGCTCAGGCGTGCGACTTGTTCATTGCTCCCAGCTTTTTGGTATTTCGGCTTGCTGCCAAAGATGGGGTCGCGGTCCATAGCCCACATCATCTCGGCGACCGAGGTGAGCGACAAGTTGTCTGTTCCTTTGATGCGGCGCGAGATCGCAGATCGGTGGATGCCGAGCCGGTTGGCTACTTCCGACTTGGTCAGGCCCGTGCGCGCAGCTTCTTCCGCCAGAGCTCGCTGAAGCTCATCGCGAACGGTCATCACGAAACGAGCTACTGCCCGGCGCTTGGGGTCAATTTTCAGGCGAAAAGACGTCATCGGGGTCGCTTCCTTCAATGAACAACGGCGGGTCTAGGTCCAACGTGCTTCGAAACCGTTCCGTTTCGGCCCTTAGGCTCCCGTGAAGGCTGGAAAAGCCGTCGTTGCCTTTCGCGCGAGTCGCATCGCACCCCTGGTGCGCGATGAACACGTCGCGTCGGTAAAACCATCCGTAGATGCGGACATCAGCGGTTTTCATTTCCCATACGCCTCGTTCTTCCGGGCGCATAGGGTGGTACTCATTAATCCAGGCGAGGCGCTCTCCGCAGATGAACTTTCCTAGAAGATCTTGCACCTGTTGGATGGGCTCAAGTTCCGTATCCCATCGAGGAATAAGGTCTGGAAGGATTTGGTCCGCCCATCGAACGAATGCCTGACTGATGTAGAACTGGCGGTAGCAAAGGCGCTCAGGCGGAAGGTCGGGCTCAAAGCGCTGCAAAACTCCTTGGGCCATAAGATCGTTCAGTGTTGCCATATTTGTCAACACTCCTGACGGAGCGCCAGGGCAGCCATTTGAATGCGTGTCACACCTTCCTCCCCACGATCCACACCACGCGGCCGATCACCGTCAGGTTAGTCGCCAAATCCGGCTGCATTCGGGCTGCTGTAACGCCCCGCCGCTGCCAAGTCGTCGCACGCACGCCAGAGCAGGGCAAAGCCGTCGCCGGATGCGAGGTCTAGGTGATCAAGAACGCACCATGCCCGCTCTACCCGCATTCGCTCGGCGTCTTCGTCCTGCCGGTTGTCACGGGGCTCCGGTTCCGCCTCGGTGAGCAGCTGGTCGAGTTGCGGCAGGCCTGGCGTGTCCAGGTCCTCGGCGTGGACGGACGCCACCCCGGTCATTGCGGCGGCAACGGCAAGCGCCGTGGTCGACAACCGCCCCCTCATACTCGCCTCCCGATCCATACGACGCGGCCGATCACGTCCACAGCCACTTCCCGATCACGCGGCCGTTGATGTGCATATCGGTGATCGGCTGCTCATAGGTCTGATACTGGTCGTTGCGCGGGATCAGCCGAACCATCGGCGGGTCGGTGCCCGGCACCAGTTCCAGGCGCTTGATGACCAGCCCCATACCGTCCCAGAGGACGAAGACGCCCGGCGGTGACGGCCGCCTGTCGTCGAGGTCCACAAGGACGCGCTCGCCCGGCAGGAAGTCGGGCGTCATCGAGTCGCCGTATACGGTGATGATCTTCAAGCTTTTCGGTGGCGCCGTCGTCTGGCCCCGCACCAAGTCCCCCGGCATCTGCCAGCGCGATACGACCGGCTCCGACTCCTTCGCGTCATGCACTAGGCCGTACCCCCCGTTGGCCCTGACATCCAATTCATCGACCGAGATGGATGTCGAGCTCACGCGGCTCGCCTCCTTGCGCTCGCGCTCCCCACGCTGCTCCGGCGATATCGTGACGACCTGATCGCCCAGCTCAACGAAGTCGTCGCCGAGCATAAGCCATCGCCAGTCCACGCCCAGCGCCTCAGCATACTGCTTGAGCGCCGGCGCGCCGGGATTGCGGGTGCCGTTCTCGTGGGCCCGGTACGTCGGCTCCGTGAAGCCATGGGCGCGCGCGAAGTCCGACGCGGACTCGTAGCCCGCAGCCTCACGCTTCTCCCGCAATCTTTCGGCTACTGTCGTCATGGTGAGACACATTGTAGCGCCACCCATCGGCTTAGTCTGATACAAAAGGTCTTGTGCGATACCGATGCAATGCGTATCGTAAGTGGTATGGAGACCTACGCAGACATCATCGGCCTTTGGCCGAGCGCCGAGGCGCTGGGGGATGACATCGGCGAGAGCGGTGTCACCGTGCGGGCTTGGCGCAATCGCAACAGCATACCCGCGTACCGCTGGCTCGACATCGTCAAAGCGGCCGATGCGCGAGGTATCGAAGGGGTGAGCCTTGACGCGCTCGCCCGCATCGCCGCGACACGCCGGCCAGCCCCTACGCCGCGCACGCCGAAAGTGGCGGCGGGAGCCAGCGCATGACCTCATCGCTTGCCATCTGCCGCGCCCTTCTCGACCTGCCGCCGCGCCTGCGTGTGAAGCGCCGCGAGCTGGGCGCTGAGGCCCGACAGCCCGAGCCGCAGCGCCTGGTCCGAGTCTGCCGCGACCGCGTCCGCCAGCAGGAACGCCGCCAGCCCCAGGACACCGACAGCCTCCGTGAACGGGCTGCCGACGACGGCCGGGCGGACGATGCGGCTCTCGGGGAAGGGGATGACGGTGCCCATGGCGGTGCGGCTGCCGATGCAATTCCTGACCCTGTTCATGAGGTGATGGTGCCGTAAGGCCCGCGTCGCCGCACCACCCGCGATGTCCAACCCATTCCCGAATTCCGGACAAACCCATGACGCACGAACGCGAACCCGACACCTTGGAAGACGCAATCCGCCGCGCGATTGAGCTGCTGGGCGACAAGCGGTGTGCCGCCGCGACCGGCTATGGCGTGGATCAGGTCCGTAAGGCCGGTCATCACAACTGCCCCAGCCATGCGTTGGCCCACCCGCGCGCCATCCGCCTGGACCGGGCGCTGATGATGGCGCCGCAGCTGGCGCCCGAGGAACGGCAGCCGCTCATGCTGCTGGCCCATGCGGCGGAACTCGGCCTGGACATCACCTGGCGCTCGCGCGAAGCCGCACCGCCGGCCGACAGCATCAACACCCTGCTGTTCCGCTTGGTGGAGCTGGTGGGGCAGTTCGGCGGCATGGCCGGGCAGGCGGAACCTCTGGACGCCGACGCCGTGGTCCAGCTGGCGCGCTCCCGCGAGCGCCTGACCGCCATCACCAACCAGATCCTCGATGCCGCGCGCGCCGCCGGCACCATCGACGAACCCACCCACGCCCGCCTCCGCGTCGTCGGCGGCACGGAAGCCTGAAGGAGACCCTGACCATGGCGAAGAAGCTGAAGGACGCCGCCGGTAGCGAGAACACCGTCGCCGGCCTGCCGAAGAAGGATGTGAAGTGGCACATCAACAACGTCATCAGCGCCGGCCAGAAGAAGGACGACGCGACCAGCCACAACGCGTCGGCCTGGAAGCGGCTGAAGGACTGCGGCGGGCACAGCGAGGCGATCAAGCTGGGCCTCAAGCTCCAGAAGATGAGCGACGACAAGCGCGCCGACTTCCTGCGCTCGTTCGATGAAATCCGTCTGCACCTGGACCTCGACGCCCAGGGCGACCTGTTCGACGAAGACCAGGTGACGGCTGACGACGTGGACACGCTGAATGCGGCTCAGGCCGCCGCCGATGCCCAGCCCTGGCAGGGCGAGGGCGAGCCCATCGGCGAGAGCGGCGAGATCGTCCATCCCGAGCCCGAGCCGGTGGCCGCCGAGGCCGAAGATGGCGCCAAGGGCGAGGCGCCCGAACTGGCCGACGCCGTCGCCACGGCGGAGGACGCTTGGGACGAGGCCAACATCAGCGCCGAGGACATGCCCGAGGACGCGGGCGCCGTCTTCAATGCCGGGCGCGACCAGCGCGATGCGGGCGGGACGCTCAAGGACAACCCGCACAAGAAGAGCGACAAGGTCCGCCGGACCATCTGGGCCGACGGCTGGAAGCAGCGCGACCAGGAACTGAGCGAGGCAGCGGAGCCGGCGCCGGTCGAAGATGCCGAGGGCATGGGCTACGCCGAGCGCGCTGAAGTGCAGGGCGAGGACCAGGCGGAAGCGACCGCCGAAGCCGAGGACGACGGCCTGGAGTTCGGCGACGAGGCGGACACCAACGTCCACCGCCTGGAGCGCCCCGGCACCGCCGTTCCGCCGTCCAAGCGCGCGGCCGGCGGCATGAGTGGCGGCGCCTACACCGTCTGACGAGACACCCGGCGCGGTGCGATCGGACGGCCTCCGACGGTCGACAGCGGCGGCAGGGTCCGCGCCGGGTTCGCCTTTCCCGTCCCTGCCGTTGCGCGTCGGCCGGAGCCGTGCAACCGGACAACACGGCAGAGGAGCGCCACGGCAATGGCGTGCCCCGGCGGGTGGAAGGCCCGCAGCCTACGACACGCAGGGGGAAGATGCATGTCCACCACCACCAACCACACCGGCGTCCTTCTCGCCCTCGACCAGGCCACCAACACCGGGTGGGCCGTCGGGCAGATCGGCCAGCCGTTCGTCACCACGCCCATGGAGATCGCCGCCGGCGGGCTCAACGCAGGCCTGCTCGGCAGCGGCACCGCCCGCACGACCTCCACCGATGCGATGCGCGGCTGGCTTGGCATGATGATCAGCGAGCACAAGGTGCGCGGGATCATCTACGAGAGCCCGATCCACGCCGGCGGCAAGACGAGCTTCAAGACCGCGCGCCTACTCTACGCCCTGGCGGAGACCATCGAGGACGTGGCCCGCAAGCGCGTGCTCTGGTGCGCCGAGAACGGCCGGTCGTCCGCCTACAAGGCCGTCGTCGGCAAGGGCAACGCGACGAAGGAAGAGGCCCGCGATCATCTGCGCGCGCTGGGCTTCGATCCGCAGACCCTGGACGAGTCGGACGCCATCATCCACTGGCATGCTGCCGCGCTGCAACTTCGGGAAAAGGGGTGGTGACGATGCCGAACCCGACGATCCGCTGCGCCACCTGCTACTTCTGGTCCCGCAACCTCAAGCCGGGCGCCACGAACGGCCAGTGCCGGCGCTACCCGCCCGTGAACGAGCGCACCGACCAGGGCCTCCGCCCCATGTGGCCCATGACCGAGGACTACGGCTGGTGCGGAGAGCATGGCGCCGTCGAGATCCTGGAGGTGCGTGATGTCTAAGCGCTCCATCCCCGCCGCCACACGTCGCCGCGTCCTCGCCGCCTACGAGGCAGGCACCACCGACCCGGTCGCGCTGTCCTGCAAGTGCCTGGTCACCCTGACCGTCGTCAACGCCGTGCTGGCCGAAGTCGCCGCCGACGAGCCCGCCCAGGCACCGGCCCCGCGCGGCTCGGTGGATGCCGACCGCGTCATGGCGCTGCTCGCCGAGGGCATGGCGCCCAAGGACGTCGCCGCCGCCTGCGGTTGCTCCGTCCATAACGTCTACAAGATCCGCCGGCGCGCTGCCGCGTCGGCCACCGAGGTTCGGGCTTCGGACGGCCCGGACACCACGGCCCTTGTGCCGTTGGACGTTTCCTCCTCCGACTCGGCCGGGGCCTCTGACCCCCATGCCCCGGCCACTTTTTCCGGCTCTTGCGGGGTGGGCGGCGCCAAGCGCGAGCTTCCCCCCGCGTGCCCCGATGGGAGTGGTGACCCGGCCGGGCCGGTGCCGTCCACCCCGCAGAAGCCGGAGCGGCCCGCCCAGGCCGCTAGCGACGGGCGCCCGAGGGCAACCGGGACCATGACCCGGCGGGCGCCCGTCACCTTTCCCCGCGGCGTCGAGACGCTGGGCACCATCAGCGACGGCGGCCGCAAGCCCGCGCACGACCGCGACCCGGTGGGCTGCCGCTGGATCGACGGCGACGTGCGCAAGGGCTGGCGCTACTGCCAGGGCGAGATCGCCAAAGGCGCCTACTGCGCGCACCACCACGGCCGGGCTTATCAGGGCCAGCCGGCCAAGGTGCCGGGGGTGTGGCGATGAGCCAGAACACATCCTCCGCCGTCATGCAGCAGCGCCGCGAGCCCCGCGACAGCCTGGACTTCTTCCCAACGCCGCCCTGGGCGACGCGGGCGCTGGTCGAGCACGTCATCATCGGCCACGGGTGGCGCGCCGACCGACTCGCCCAGATGTCCGTGTGGGAGCCTGCTTGCGGCATCGGCAGCATGGCCGAGCCGCTGCGGGAATACTTCGCCACCGTCCGGACCAGCGACGTCTTCGACTACTCCGACCGCTATGCCCGGCAAGAGCGCGTCGCCGATTTCCTGTGGCCGGACTCGGAGAGCGCCGTCATCAAGGCCAAGCGCGTCGACTGGATCATCACCAACCCGCCGTTCCGCGTGGCCGATCAGTTCGTGCGGCGCGCCGTTGGCATCGCCCGCGTCGGCGTCGCCATGCTCGTCCGCACGGCCTTCCTCGAGTCCGTGGACCGCTGGCGGGAACTGTTCGACCCCATCGCGACGCGGCCCTACATCGTGGCGCAGTTTGCCGAGCGGGTGCCGATGCACAAGGGCCGGCTGGACCCGAAGGGCTCCACGGCGACGGCCTACTGCTGGATCGTCTGGCGCACCGACGGCCAGCGCCTTCAGATCGGTCCGTCCATGCTGTGGATACCGCCGTGCCGGAAGCGCCTGGAGAAGCCGCACGATTATGCGGCGGAGCTGCTGCCATGAAGCTGCGCCCCTACCAATCCACCGGCCGCGATCAGATCCTCGCCTGCATCCAGCGCCGGGCCCATGTCCTCTACGTCCTGCCCACCGGTGGCGGCAAGTCCGTGGTCATCGCGTCGGTCATCGCCACCTTGGCCGCCCTCGGCTGGCGCATCTGCCTCATCGCCCACCGCGACGAGCTGGTGCAGCAGCTGTCGGGCGCGCTGTCGGCGGCCGGTGTCGACCATGGCGTGATCGCGCCGGGCCATGAGCTGACGGGCCACAACGTGCACGTCGCGAGCGTCGCCACCCTCGACCGGCGGCGCAACGATCCGAGCATCCGGGCGTGGCTGGCCTCGCTCGACCTGCTGGTGCCCGACGAGGCGCACCACACCCCGGCGGGCCAGTGGCAGCGGATCATTGGCGCGGCCCTGAACGCCACCCGCTTCGGTGCGACGGCGACCGGCTACCGCCTGGACGGCCGGGGCCTCGGCGACACGTTCGGCGAGGCTGTGCGCGGGCCGGCAATCCGCTGGCTGGTGCGTATGGGCTACCTCGCCGGCCTGAAGGTCTATGCTCCGCCGGTGCCGCTGGTCGGCATGGAGGCGGTCGGCAAGTCGATGGGCGACTACAAGCGCTCCGACCTGGCGAAGGTGATGAACACGCCCGAGGTCCTGCGCGCCGCCGTCGCGTGGTATGGCCGCCTGATGGCAGGCAAGAAGGTCCTGTCCTTCTGCGTCGACCTCGACCACGTCGCAGCCACTGACGCCGCTTTCGAGGCCGCCGGCTGGCATAGTGCCACCGTCGACGGGACCATGACCCAAGCGGATCGCCGCGCGGTCGTGGACGCGTTCCGCAGCGGCCGGACGCAGCAGCTCGCGAGTTGCGAGCTGATCGGCGAGGGCTTCGACGTTCCTGCCGTCGCCGGCGCGCTGATGAAGCGCCGGACCATGTCCACGGGCCTGTACCAGCAGCAGAACGGGCGCCCCATGCGGCCGGTCTACGCTGCCGGGTTCGATTCGCGAGCCCATGACGGAGAAGGAACGGGCGACGTCCTGGCCCGGCTCGGCGCTATGGCCCGTGGGCCGAAGCCGCACGGCATCGTCGTCGACCTGGTTGGCAATGTCACCCACCACGGCATGCCGGACGCCGACCGGCCGTGGACGCTCCAGGGTGGTGTTGCGGGCTTGGAACGCCAGGTTCCGCCGACCTCGCGGTGTCCGCGCTGCTACCTCGTCGTCGAGGCCGGCGCCGACCGCTGCCCCGGCTGCGGTGCCGAATACGTGGCCCGCCTGTCCGTCACCGTCAACGGCGTGCCGCTGCACCTGCTGCCGCCGGTGGGCGGGCTTCCGGCCGCGACCATCGCCACCATGGACTTCCCGAGCCTGACCCGCCTGGACCTGCCGCGCGCCGATTGGGAGCGCGTGGCCGAGATCAGGCAGGTGGCGCCCAAGGCGAAGGATCGCCGGGAGTGGGCCGCGCGCGTGGCCGAGCAGGCGGGGAAAACGGTGCGAAATTCTCACCTTTTGGCCGGAGGTGCGGCATGACCTACATGAACGACCGCCGCCGCGTCGAACTGGCCCTGGTGCCAGCCCTCTACGCCATGTGGGTCAGGGGCGCCATGGACCTGATGCACCGCGCCGGGAAGAGCCGCGAGGCCGCGGGCCTGGTCGTCGAACGCGACCGTCTGGTGCGCGCTGCCGCCGAGCCGCTGGACGACCTGCGCGGGCGCAAGCGGGACAAGCTGATGGAGCGGCTGGAGCGCACCGCATCCGCCGTCATGGACGACGTCTCGGCGCGGCCGGACGATCCCACCGGCGGCGCTAACATGACGCGCGTGTTCCTCCAGCTCGCGATCCTGACCAACCAGCTCGCCGACGAGGGGCATATCGCCATCGTCGCCGGCGGGAACTTCGAGCAGGCCTACGAGGCGCTGAAGGGCGGCATCCTCTCGACGGCCGACCGTGACGCTGAGGTGGCCGGGCTGCTGGAGGCTGTGGACCGCTCCGCCACCAAGGGCGCGGCGCGCATGCGGGCGGTGCTGGATCGCGAGGGAATGTTCCAGGCGCGAAAGGTGCCGGCATGAGCGTGTCCGCCGCCATTGCCGCCGAACACGTCGTCTGGGCTCGCGCCGCCGGCCTGACGCCGACCGAGTGCGTGGCTGTGATCTCGCCGCGGCTGCGGGCCGACAACTGGGGCGTCGCTCATCTGCTGCTCGAAGCCGCGCATGACCACCTGGTGGCCCGCCTGAGGGCCCGTGTCCACCGCGCCCGGAGAGATGCTCTGGACGACCGGATGTCGCGTCAGGCGCTCGCTGTCGCCCTGACCCGCCGCAACGGCGCCACCCTGGCCGGGAGGCCATGCAGATGAGCCTGAAAGCCTCCACGCTGGTCTGGGACCACTCGAACGCCACAGGCACCTCGCGACTGGTCATGCTTGCACTGGCCGACCACGCGGACGGCGGCATGGTCGCATGGCCCTCCGTCAGCACGCTCGCCAGCATGTGCCGGACGGGCGAGCGGAACGTCCACAAGATCCTTTCCGCCCTGGTCGACGCCGGCGAGATCAAGCCGATCGGCAAGGGCATTCGTGGGGTGGTGAAGTACCGCCTCACCCCTGGCGGGCGGTCCCGTCAGGATGCGGCAACCCCTGAACACTCGGACAGGGGTGACGAGGGCGCACCCCTGAACGCACGGACAGAGGTCGGCGGTCCGACCCCTGAACCCCAGGACAGGGGTCAGGAGGCTCCACCCCTGAACGCCAGTTCACCCCTGAACCAGCGTTCACCCCTGAACGCACGTTCACTGACCCCTGAACGCACGTTCACCCCACCCCTGAACGCCAGTTCAGACGAACCGTCACTGAACCGTCAGGAACCTAGGAGTGGTGGCGGTCGCGCGCACACGCACGAGGGCGGTCCCTCGGCGTCGTCGGGCGATCCCGACAGCGACGTCGCCACCGAAACGGCGCGGGCGATCCTGCGCCACTGGAGCGCCGAGGTCACGAGGCTGTGGGGTGGCGATCCGTCTCCACGGTCCCCGACCAACGCGCTGGCAACCGTCAAGGCCTGGGTGCGGGAGGGCGTTCCCTTCGACCTGGTGCAGACGGTCATCACCGAGGGCCTGGAACGAAAGCGCCAGCGCGGCGAAGGCCCTCCAGGCTCACCGGCCTACGTCAAGAACTCGATGCGAGACGCTCTCGCCCAGCTCCGCCACGCCGAACAGCACCCCGAAGTCACCACCGGAGGACGCCCCCATGCCCAGCACCGAACTCAGCACGGTCACGACACCCACTCCGGCTTCTTTGCCGGCTTCGCTGACGTCGCTGGTTACGGCTCCGACTAAGCCCATCTCCACCGACCACGGCTACGACGAGATCGAACTGCCGTGGCGTCCGCCGGCCGTGGTCAGCGACGAGCAGCGCACCGATGCGCAGCGGGCGATCCCCGCCATTGAGGCGCGGCTTCGCCCCGCGGAGAAGGCCGAGATTGCCGGCCGGGTCATGGTGGCGCTTGCCCACCACTACGTCGCCAAGATGCCCGACGCGGTCCACCGCGGCATCGCAAGCGACTGGTGCGCCGACCTGGGCGAGTACCCGATGTGGGCGATCGAGGCGGCCTTCGCCGAGTGGCGCCGGACCCAGGACAAGAAGCCGACCATCGCCGGCATCCGCCGCCTGTGCTGGGCGGCGGTGAAGTGCGACAGCCAGACCCTGCAGCGCCTCCGGGTGATCGCCAGCACGCCGACGGAAGCCGGCCGGAGGGCGCAACCGAAGAGCGCTCAGGCCCGCGTCCGCGAGATTGCCAAGGGAGCCGTGAAGCCTGTTGCCCGGGCGCGCCCGCAGCATCACGACGAGCCGCCCATGTCCATGGCGGAACTCGAACGCCGGAAGGCCGAAATCCTGGCGGAGGCGCGGCAGGCCTTCGGAACCGACGGAGCGCAATCCTGATGGGCAAGAACCTGCGTCAGCGCGACGCCATCGACCGGGCGCTGAGCGAGCGCAACCGGCCGACGGTGGAGCGTCAGGCCAAGGGCGAGTCGGTCGAGGTCACGACGCTGGACGAGGGCGTCAGGCGCGTCGCCATCCGCATGCTCGACGTCAGCGACGACGACCGCCGCCGGCTGCGCGCCCTGCCAAGGCTGAACCGCTGGGCCGGGGAGACGCTTCGGCGGGTGTACCTGCTTGCCCACCGGGAGCCATCCGTCACGGCGAGCTACGGCGCCAACCGGCGGCCGGGCGAACTGCCCGAGCATGTGGCCTATGCCGAGGCACTGGTCGGGCGGTGCCGGCGGGAGGCGGGGCGCCACTGGCCGGTGCTGCGAGCCGCCCTGATCGACGACGCATGGACCATCCGCGACCAACGCCACCTCGGCACAGCCCTGCGCTGGCTCTCTGGCTGGTGGAGGCGCACGGCACTGACGGATGGCGAGGCCTGGAGCGACTTGGTCGACGTGCTGACCCTGGACGTCCGGCCCGAGCGGGAGAGCGACGACGGAGTGCTACCCGTGTCCACGCCCTCCGACGTGCACCTGTGGCTGGCCATGGCCCTGACCGGCGATGGCCTGCCCGCCGATGAGGTATTGGGCTTCGCCGATCAGGTGAGCGCCGACCGGGTGGCGATCCTGGGCCAGCTGCAGGCCTGGAAGCGGGCCGGGCTCGTGCGCATCGATGGCGGCGGCGGCAAGCCGGTGGTGTGGAGGCTGCGGTGACAGTCTTCAGTCGGAGGCTGGGCAGCCCCGCCTCCGACCCCGCTTCACTTTAGACCTTCGGCCTAAAGACAAGTTCGACGGTATCGAATGGAACTTCCGTCATGACAATCGGAACACCGTTGTAGAAGCCTCCGTTTACACAGTCCTGCGTGGCGCCAATCTTAAAAAATCCGAACGAGTCCGTTCGGACACCAGCGAGTTTCAGGCCGTGATCGTCTGCTATATCTTTCGATATATCTACCCATTTCCCGACGAGTTCTTTAGGCCAGTTGTTGACATCAGCGCGGAACGCCGTTTCACCACCGGCGAGCCTCGCCGCTTCCAATGCTCTGTCCGTTAGGATCTTGAGATCGGTTTCGTTCATCAATGCCTCCAACTTAGCTGGTTTGTTGCGCGCGGCATCTTATGGCGAAAAGATACCGCTCGCAACACGGATGAGGGTTGACGGTTCACCCACCTTCCGGTAACCATTTTCTCGTGTTAGGCGAAGTGCGCCTAAATCCAGCCCGCCCGGTCCAGCCGCGGCGGGCTTTTTCGTGTGAGCTTGCACGGGGCCGGGGCGAACGGATCATCGTGCGGGGAGGTCGGCAGTGGGAAGGCCCAGCAGATTTACGCAGAAGCTCGCAGACGAAATCTGCCGTCGCATCGCCGACGGGGAGAGCTTGCGAGCAATCTGCGAAGATCCCGGCATGCCGCACCGCGAGACGGTGAGGGTGTGGCTTTGCCGCAAGGCTGACTTTTCTGCCCAATACGCGCGCGCACGAGAAGACCAGGCCGACCACTACGCCGAGGAGATCATCAGCCTCGCCGACGAGAGCATGAGCGCAACCAGCAAGGAGCAGGCCCAGGCTTACAGGCTCCGGGTCGACGCCCGTAAGTGGGCCGCGGCGAAGCTCAAGCCGGCCAGCTACGGCGACAAGCAGCAGGTGGAGTTGAGCGGCGAGGTGGCGATCCGCCAGATGGACGACGCCGAACTGGACAACCGCCTCGTCGCCCTGATGGCTGCGCTCGACGCCACCCTGCACCGATGACACCGGAGCAGATCGCCGCGCTGCCCCGTAAGCAGCGCGAGGAACTGTTGCTCTTGCTGGCGGAGAAGGACCGGCGGGAGAAGCGCAAGCGGTACGAACACCTGTTCCCCGACGAGACACACACCTGGCGGGGCGAGGTGTTCCACGCGCGCCACCTGTACGGGCCGCACATCGAGTTCCTGGACTCCACGGGGGAGTACAACGAGGTCGCCATGATGGCCGGCAACCGGACGGGCAAGTCCGAAGCCGGCGGTTATGCCGTCGCCACATGGCTCACGGGGCGGTATCCGCACTGGTGGGCCGGTCGCCGCTTTCCGGGGCCGGTCCGCGTGTGGGTGGCGGGCGACACCAACGAGACGACCCGCGACATTCTCCAGTCCAAGCTGCTGGGGGAGGTCGAGTGGGAGGGCAAGCACAAGGCGGTCAGCGCGACCGGGCTGATCCCCGGCGACGCGGTGGACCTGACAAGCTGCGCATGGCGCCAGGGCGTCGCCGACCTGCTGGACACCGTGCGGATTCGCCACGAGAGCGGCGGCTACAGCGTCCTCGGGTTCAAGAGCTACCAGCAGGGTCGCAAGAGTTTCCAGGGCACCGCGCAGCATGTGGTGTGGCTGGACGAGGAGCCGCCGGCCGACGTCTACACCGAGGCCCTGACCCGCACGGCCACCACCGGCGGGCTCCTGATCGCCACGTTCACGCCGCTGTCCGGCCTGAGCGCCGTCGCCAAAGGTTTCCTGCCGGGACCGTGAGCCCGGCTTGCAAGTGGTCATGTGGGTGGCGGCCACTCCTACAGCCGCAACACGGGGCAGGTGGTCCGGGGGTGTGTCGTCCACCCGGAGCCGCCGCGGCTGCGAAGACCTCGATCGGTAACCGATGCGCGCCCCACACCCTTTAGCGAGGGGGACACTTCGCGCGCACGGCATCCGCAAGCCTGGGCCGCCGGCAAAGCATCAAGCAGGAAATCGAGGTAAGCCCCGCTTTTTCCTTCAGCACGGAGCCTGACGCCATGGAGTACCTGATCCTGTTCGCGCTGATCGCCGCGTTCTGCATCGTCATGGCCCTGGTCCGCCAGCGCAGCCCGTTCCAGGACTGGTAATGCCCCGGATCAGCGACAACCGCTACGTCGTCATGTGCGGCTGGGACCACGCGCCGCACATCGACGAGGCGACCAAGAGCAAGCTGCTGGACTCCTACCCGCCGCACGAGCGCGACGCCCGAACCAAGGGCATCCCCGGCCTGGGGTCCGGCGCCATCTACCCGATCGTGGAAAGCGACTTCGTGGTCAAGCCGTTCATGATCCCCGCGTTCTGGCCGCGCGCCTTCGGCCTGGACGTCGGCTGGAACCGCACCGCCGCCATATGGGGCGCCTACGACCGCTCCGTCGATTGCGTCTACCTCTACACGGAGCACTACCGGGGGCAGGCCGAGCCCGGCATCCACGCCCAGGCGATCAAAGCCCGTGGCGACTGGATTCCCGGCGTCATCGACCCAGCCTCGCGCGGGCGCACCCAGGTCGACGGCCAGCAGCTCTACGTCATGTACCGCCAGCTGGGCCTCAACATCGCCCCGGCGGACAACAGCGTCGAGGCCGGCATCTACGAGGTGTGGCAGCGGTTGAGCACCGGCCGTCTCAAGGTGTTCTCCACCTGCGTCAACTGGCTCGCCGAGTACCGCATCTACCGCCGTGACGAGAAGGGCCGCGTGGTCAAGGAGAGCGATCACCTCATGGACGCCACCCGCTACCTGATCGTCTCCGGCCTGCAGCGCGCCGCCACCCAGCCGGCCGATAAGCACGACGTCATGCCCGTCCTGCCCGCCGACAGCCGCGCCGGATTGTGAGGACCAGCCCAATGCCCGATCTCGCCCTCGCCGCCGACCCGCAGATGCAGGCGGACGCCGAACTGCGCATGGAAGAAGCCCTCGGCCAGGTGGTCGGGCGCCTCCAGGCGCAGGCCGACGAGCAGGTGCAGCGCAAGAGCCTGATCGAGGACCGCTGGCTGGAAGACCTGCGCCAGTACCACGGCCAGTACGATCCCAAGACCCACTCTCGCCTGACCGCCAGCCAGCAGTCCCAGGTGTTCGTCAACCTCACGCGATCCAAGACGAACGCCTGGGAGGCGCGGCTGGCGGACATGCTGTTCCCGACCGATGACCGCAATTGGGGCATCGCGCCCACGCCGGTCCCGGAAATGGAGGAAGCGCAGGACGAGGGCCAGAAGCAGCAGGCGGAGGCCATGGTCGCCGAGGCGAAGAAGCGCGCCGAGGCCATGGAGCGCGAGATCGACGACCAGCTGCGCGAGTCGAGCTACAACATCCGGTGCCGCGACGCGATCCACGACGGCTGCGTGCTGGGCACCGGCATCATCAAGGGCCCGGTCACCAGCCAGCGCGTGCAGCGCAAGTGGGGCAAGGCGGAAGACGGCCCGATGGCCGGCACGCACGTCCTCGCCACGGTGGAAGACCCGCGCCCGGAATACCGCCGCGTCGATCCGTGGGCCTTCTTCCCGGACATGAGCGCGCGGACCATGGACGAGGCGCAGTTCACCTACGAGCGCCACCTGTTCACGTCGAAGGACATGAAGCGCCTGGCGCAACTGCCGTCGTTCAACAGCGACGCGATCCGGTCGGTGCTCAAGGAGGCGAGCCGCGAGAACCTGCCGGACTACATCACCCAGCTGCGCGCGATCACCGGCGCCGGCGACAAGGCCAACGACGGCCGCTACATCGTGTGGGAGTACCACGGCCCGCTGGAGCGCGAGGACGTCGAGACGCTGTGCAACTGCATGGGCCGCGACGACACGCTCAAGGACATCGAGGTCGACGACCTGCAGGAAGTCCTGGTGCAGGTGTGGTTCTGCCAGGGCAAGGTCATCAAGTTCTCGCCGCACTTCCTGGACAACGGCGACGCGCTGTACTCCGTCTGGAACTTCGAGAAGGACGACGCCGGCATCTTTGGCTTCGGCGTGCCCTACCTCATGCGCGACAGCCAAGCCGCCATCAACGGCGCGTGGCGCACCATGATGGACAACACCGGCCTGTCCGCCGGGCCGCAGGTCATCATCAACAAGAGCGCCATCACCCCGGCCGACGGCGATTACACGCTCCGCCGCAACAAGGTGTGGTACAACAACGACCCGTCCATGCCGGCGCAGAACGCCTTCTATGCGTTCCAGATCGACAGCCGGCAAGCCGAACTCGCCAACATCATCGCGCTCGCCCGCCAGTTCGCCGACGACGAAACCAACCTGCCGCTGGTCGCTCAGGGCGAGAGCGCGTCGCACCAGACGCAGACGGCGCAGGGCATGTCGATCCTCCAGAACGCCGCCAACGTGGTGTTCCGCCGCGCGGTCAAGAATTGGGACGACGACCTGACGATCCCGACTATCCGCCGCGCCTACGACTGGAACATGCAGTTCAGCGACAACGAGGAGATCAAGGGCGACATGGAGGTGGACGCCCGCGGTTCTTCGGTCCTGCTGGTCCGCGAAATCCAGGCGCAGAACCTCATGGCGATCACGACCAACTGGACGGTCCACCCGGTCCTCGGCCAGTTGCTCAAGCCCGCCGACGCCGCGCGGAAGACGCTTCAGGCGCACATGCTGGCGGCCGACGAGATCATCAAGACCGACCAGGAGATCGAGGCCGAGCAGCGCCAGGCCCAGGAGCAGGGCGGACAGCCCGACCCGGAAATGATGAAGCTGCAGGTCCAGCAGCAGATCGCGCAGATGGAAGCCGAGGTGAAGCTCCAGGTGGCCGAAATCGACCGCGAGACCAAGCTGATGGCGCTGGCCGAGCAGCGCAACATGAAGATGGAAGACCTCCAGGCCAAGCTGGGGATCAAGCAGCAGGAGTTGCGTTCCAAGGAGCGGACGTTCGCCGCCGAGGCCGCGCTGAAAGAGCGCCACGGGCAGGGCATCTAAGCCATGGTCGACCGCTACAGCGAGACCTGGCGGGACGTCGCCGCCTGGGCCGCGCCGCGCCTGGAGTCGGCCCGCGCCGAACTGGAGAGCCCCAACGTGGACGATGCCCGCGCCCGCTACCTGCGAGGCCGCATCGCCGCCCTGAAGGAATTGCTGGCCCTGCCCGATGCGGAGGACCAGCCCGCCGTTGACGCGCCGCTGTCGTTCGAGCGCGCCGGCTGACGAGTTTTCGGCCGCCTCACAGTGAGGCCGCCACCCTAGAGGAGCCAAGCCCATGACCCGCGAGACGGAGCACGAGGACGTCGACACCGCCGACACCGACACCGGCGCCACCGAGGACGAGTACGAGGCCGCGTTCGCCGAAGCCACCGGCAACGCCGCCGACGAGCCCGACCCGGAGCCGGAGGACAAGGACACCGGCGACGACGACCCCGGCACCCAGACCGCCGGCCATGAGGACAAGGCCCCCGAGAACCCCGACGACCTGTGGGCCGACGCCCCCGAACCGCTCCGCCGCCGCTGGGAAGCCGCGCAGCAGGAGTTGGAGAAGGAGCGGCAGAGCGCCCGCAGCAACGCCGGACGCATCGCCGCCTACCAGCGCCAGATTTCCGAACTCCAGAACCGCATGGCCGCGTTCGAGCAGAACGCCGCCGGGAAGCGCACGGCCTCCGACCAGGACGCCGGGAGCACGGACGACGACTGGAAGGCGATCAAGGAGGAATACCCCGAACTGGTCGGGCCCATCGAGCGCCGCCTCGCGTCCATCGCCGAGGAGAACGCCACGCTGAAGCGGGAGTTGTCCGCCTACAGCGAGGAACGGCGCGACCTGTACCTGCAGGAGCAGCAGGACGCCCTCACGCAGCAGCACGCCGACTGGCAGGACGTGGTGGGCTCCAGCGATTTCCTGGACTGGTACACCGCCCAGCCCGCCGAGGTTCGGTCGATGGTCGAAAAGAACGCCGACGCCATCGTGGATGCGCAGTCCGCCGCCTACGCCATCAACCTCTTCAAGATGCAGACCGGCTTCCAGAATGCAGCGCCCGCGAAGGGCACCCCCACCAACGATGCAGCGAAGCAGAAGCGGCAGCGCCAGTTGCAGGACGGCGCCGGTGCGGCGGGGCGTGGGCCCGGCCGCATGAGCGGCCCGCCCGACGACTTCGAAGCCGCCTTCACCTACTTCGCCGGCAAGAAGTAAGGACCAAAGCCCATGGCTATCACCTACGGCCGTACCGAGTACGGCGACATTTCCCCGCGCACGGCGGCCTACGCCGCCAAGGAAATGCTGTCCCATGCCGAGCCCGTCCTGGTGCTCCAGAAGTTCGGCATGACCAAGCCGCTGCCGAAGAACAAGACCGACACGATGAAGTTCCGTCGCCCGGTCCCGTTCGACGCCGCGACCTCGCCGCTGACGGAAGGCGTGACGCCCTCCGCCCAGCAGATGAGCTACGAGGACGTCACTGTCGCGCTCAAGCAGTACGGCGCCGTCATCGAGATCACCGACCGGATCGAGGACACGCACGAAGACCCCGTGCTGCAGAACGCCTCGATGCTGGCCGGCGAGCAGGCGGGCGCCACGCTGGAGCAGATCACCTACGGCGTGCTCAAGGCCGGCACCTCGGTCTTCTACGCCAACGGCTCCAGCCGGTCGGCGGTGAACACGGCGATCAGCCTGAACCTGCAGCGCAAGATCACGCGCTCGCTCAAGGCGCAGAAGGCCAAGAAGATCACGCGCATCCTGGACGGCTCGCCGAACTACAACACCACGCCGATCGAGGCGGGTTACGTGGCGATCGCGCACACCGACCTGGAGCACGACATTCGCGGCATGACCGGCTTCGTGCCGGTGGCCGAGTACGGCTCCCGCCGCACGGTGTCCGACTACGAGATCGGCACGGTGGAGGATGTGCGCTACGTCCTGTCGCCCGACCTGGACCCGTGGGCGGCGGCCGGCTCCGGCACCCTGAACGGCATGGTGTCCGACGGCGGCAGCAACGTCGACGTCTACCCGGTGCTGTTCCTGGGCATGGAGTCCTTCGCCTGCGTGCCGCTCAAGGGCATGAACGCGATCACCCCGTCGGTGATCTCGCCGGGCAAGGCCGACAAGTCCGACCCGCTGGGCCAGCGCGGCTACGTCGGCTGGAAGACCTACTTCTCCTGCGTCATCCTCAACGAGAACTGGATGGCCCGTGCGGAAGTCGGTGCCTCCGACCTCTAAGCCGGCCTGACGGCCGACCCTGACCAAGGGGCGCTCTGACCGGGGCGCCCCTTTCGCTTTTCGCAAGGAAGGACCATAGCGATGAAGCAGTTCATCACCGGCACCGTCACCGGCACGGGCTCCGCCATCAACGTGCAGCTGGGCTGGAAGCCCGATTGGGTGCGCGCCATCAACTACGGCGACACCGCGCCGACCATCATGGAGTGGACCTCGGCGATGACCAACGGCCACGGCATCAAGACGGTCACCGCCGGCACCACCACCAAGCTGTCCTCCAACGGCATCACGCCCTACGAGGGGACCGAGGGCGGCGACAGCCCCGGCTTCACCATCGGCGCCGACTCCGACCTGAACGCCAACGGTGAGGCGATCGTCTACGTCGCCGGCCGCAACAACTAAGGAGAGGCGGCGATGGAGATGAAGACCATCGTGGTCCACGGCCACCGTCAGACGCGCGGCGTGGACCTCAACGTCAACGGGCGGCGGCGCACGGTGCCCGTCGGCGTGCCGACCGCGATCCCGGCCGACATGGTGGCCGCGCTCACGGATGCCGGCGTGGACTTCACCGTCGCTGCCGATGATGCCCCCGCTACCACGCCCGCGGCGCCGGCGGACGTCGACCTTTCGGTTCTCGACGGCACCGTGAGCGAGGTGACCGCTGCGCTGGACGGCCTGGACGCGGAGGCGCTGGCCGCCCTGCTGAAGGCCGAGCGCAACGGCAACACCCGCAAGGGTGTGGTCGAGGCCATCGAGAAGGCCCAGGCCGCGCTGTCGGAGTGACGCGCGGCGGGCCTCGCGGGCGGGACTCCGCTTTCCTGCTGTCCTTTCCTCTCGGCGTGTGAAGCCGCGTCCCGCCCGTCTTTCCCCTTTCCCCGGAGACGATCCACATGAGCACCAAGAAAATCCCCCTCGATCAGGCGACCAAGGACGACCTGCGCCTGTTCGCCGAGGCCGTGCTGGGCCTGCAGGTCCACCCCAACAGCGGCTACGCCACGATCCGCGCCAAGATCGCCGAGGTCCACACCGACGACTTCATCCTGCTGCCCGAGGACGACAGCACGCAGGAGATCGAGCGCGCGGCGGCCCTGATCGCCGAGCAGCGTGAGGCCAAGAAGGACGTGCAGCGCGCGGCCGGCAAGGTGGGCACGTCCTCCAAGGGCGACCCCATGGTGCGTATGTCCATCGCCCAGGCGGAGGGGCAGGGCGGCGAGCGCCCGGTGCCGGTGACTGTCAACGGCGTGACCATGCTGATCCCGCGCGGCGAGCCGGTGAGCGTGCCCTACCGTTACTACCTCGCTCTGACGCTGGCGGTCCGCACGATCTACGAGCAGCACCGCGACCGGCAGACGGGCGAGCTTATCACGACCAAGAAGGACGTTCCGGCCTACCCGTACAACGTCATGTCCATGCCCTCGGCGGAGGAGATCGCCGCCTGGGAGGACGCGACCAAGGACGAAGGCCGCCGCCCGTCGGCCGCCGCGTGATCTGAGGAGCGCCCGGTATGGCTACCTTCCTGGAACTCTGCAAGGACGTCGCCCGCGAGAGCGGCACCGTGCAGCCGTCGGCGATCACGTCCGTCGCCAACCAGACCGGGCGCATCCAGAAGGTCGTGCAGTGGACGGCCGAGGCGTGGCGGCGCATCCAGAACGCCAACGCCAACTGGCTGTTCCTGCGCGAGACGTGGACCGCCGAGACGATCGCGGGCGTCAAACTCTACACCCCGGCGGCGCTGAACATCACCGACCTGGCGCGCTGGATGACCGACCGCGACGCCGTGGGCTACAAGCCGACCTCGCTCTACAAGACGTCCGTGGGGCAGAGCGACGAGAACGAGATCACGCACATCACCTACGGCCTGTGGCGGGCGCGCTATGACCGGGGCGCGCAGTCGCAGAACCGGCCGGTGGCCTACGCCATCACCCCGGCCAACGAGATCGCGTTCGGCCCGGTGCCGGACGACGCCTACACCATCCGCGGCGAATACTACCGCACGCCCCAGGTGCTCACGGCCAACGACGACGAGCCGTTGGGTCTCCCGATGCGCTTCCACCAGATCATCGTCTACCGGGCGCTGGTGCTGCTGGGCGAGCACGACGAGGGGCAGGTGCAGATTGCGTCCGCCGAGCGGAACTACCGGGAACTCCTGGGCGACCTGGAGCGCGACCAGCTGCCCCCGGTGACGATCGAGTGGGGGCCGGTCGCATGAGCCGCCAGTCCAACTACACCGCGCTGGGCGGCGGGCTCGACCTCGTTTCGCCCCGTATCTCCATGCCGGCGGGGCACTGCCTCGCCTGCCTAAACCACGAGCCCTCGGCGCTGGGCTACCGGCGCATCGACGGGTTCGAGCGGTTCGACGGGCGCACCCGGCCGTCCAGGGCGTCCTATTGGGTGCTCAACTTCGACGCCGGGGCCACGGCCGTCGCCGAGGGCGACACGGTGACCGGCGCGACCAGCGGCGCCACGGGCATTGCCCTGGTGGCCGGCGTGGTCACATCGGGCACCCTGGCCGGCGGGGACGCGGCGGGATACCTCGTGCTGACGGAGGTGGCCGGCACCTTCCAGGACGACGAGGCCCTGCAGGTGTCGGCGTCTACGGTCGCAGTTGCGAACGGTTCGGCTTCGGAACGAGGTGCGAGCAACGACACCGACGACACCACCTGGATCAGGGACGCGATCGAGACGGCGCGCGGCAAGATCGGCGCGGTGCCGGGCAGCGGCGACATTCGCGGCGTGTGGGTCTACAACGGCGACGTCTACGCCTTCCGCGACAACGCGGGTGCGACGGCCTGCGTCATGCACAAGGCGACGGCTGCCGGGTGGGTGGAGCAAGACCTGGGGTACGTGATCGAGTTCACCGGCGGCCAGACCTCCACCACCGAGCCGCCGCTGTTCCCCGAGGGAAACACCCTGACCGGCAACACGTCGGGCGCCACGGGCACCATCACCCGCACGATCATCGAGAGCGGCGCCATTTCCAGCAGCGACGCCGCCGGGAGCGTCTACCTGACCAACGTGACTGGAACCTTCCAGGTCGGGGAGTTGATGAACGGCGGCGGTGTGGCGACGTGCCAGTCCGATGCTACGCCGGTCACGCTCCCGGCCGGCGGGCGCTACGAGTTCGTGACGCACAACTTCTATGGCGCCTCCGACCTCAAGCGGATGTACGGCTGCAACGGTGTCGGCATGGCGTTCGAGTGGGACGGCAGCGTGTTCGTGCAGATCAAGACCGGCATGGACACCGACACGCCCACCCACATCGCGGCCCACTACAACCACCTGTTCCTGGGCTTTCCCGGCGGCTCGCTCCAGCACTCCAGCATCGGCAACCCCTATGAGTGGTCGCCGCTCACCGGCGCCGGCGAGATCGGCATCGGCGAAGACCTGACGGGCCTCATGGCGGACGTGGCGGGCGCCATGGTGGCGTTCGGCCGCAACAAGATCGCAGTCCTCTACGGCACGGACTCGGCCTCCTGGCAGCTCAAGACCTTCTCCAACGACAGCGGCGCGATCGCCCACTCGGGCCAGAAGATCGGCAACCCGATCTACCTGGACGACCGGGGCCTGCGCTCGCTCACCACCACGCAGGCGTTCGGCGATTTCAAGGCCGGCACCCTGACGCAGCTGGTCGAGCCGCTGTTCGCCACCAAGCGCCGCGACGGCGTGACCGTGGCCGCCTCGTGCCGCGTGCGCTCCAAGGACCAGTACCGCCTGTTCTGGTCGGACGGCACAGCCCTGGTGCTGTGGCTGGGCGGCAAGGCCCCGGCCGCGATGCCGCTGGACCTGGGCAAGGTGGTCAAGGCCATCTGTTCGTCCGAGAGCGCGACCGGCGAGGAGGTGATCTACTTCGGGTCGACGGACGGCTACGTCTACCAGATGGACAGCGGCACCAGCTTCGACGGCAGCGCCATCGACGCCTTCGTGCGCCTGGCGCACAACCACGCCGGCACGCCGACGCAGAGCAAACGCTGGCTCATGGCGCACCTGGAACTGGACTCGGGGCCGGAGACGAACCTGGGGGTGGTCGCCGACTTCCAATACAGCGACCCCGACCTGACGCCCTACGCCGGCCAGAACTTCACCGTGCGCGGCGGCGGCGGACACTTCAACGAAGACACCTGGGATGACTTCTACTGGTCCTCGCCGTCGGAGGGCGTTGCCCAGGCGCACATCGACGGCACCGGCACCAACTGCAGCGTCGTGGTGGTGTCGAGCGCGACCTTTGAGCAGCCGTACACCTTGCACGGCCTGATCCTGCACTATTCACCGAGGCGGGTTGTCCGATGACCAACGACTTCTTCAACCACGATTCGTCGCAGACCAAGCACACGCTGGCGCGGGCGGAAAGCCTGAACGGCCAGTTCGACGCCGTGGCGGCGGGCTTCGACAAGCTGCCGAACGAGGCCGAAATCAAGCAGGGCCGGGTCACCTGGGGCACCGACAGCGGCACGGCCGACGCCTACGTGGTGACGCTGCCCTACGCGCCGAGCGCCTACACCGAGGGCCTGGAGGTGCGGTTCAAGCCGGGTGCCGAGAACACGGGCGCGGCGACGATCAACGTCAACGGCCTGGGTGTGAAGGCGATCAAGCGCCACGACGGCAGCGCGGTCCAGGCGGGCGACATTGTGGCCGGTGCGGGCTACGTGGTGATCTACGACGGCACCGACTTCCGGCTGGTGTCGCCGCCGCAGGGGATCGTCAATCAGGCGCAGGATTGGGCGACCAAGACCGGCGGCGAGGCAGCGACCGGCGAGGGGTACTCCGCCAAGGAGCACGCGATCGGCACGACGGTTCCTGAGGGCTCCGCGAAGGATTGGGCGACCGAAACGGGGGCAGCGGTCGATGGGTCGGAGTACGCGGCGAAGGAATATGCCCATGGAGACCTGACGGCCACGGGCGGCTCCGCGAAGGCGTGGGCGCAGGACAGCGAGAGCCCCGACGGCACGACCACCAAGAGCGCGAAGACCTGGGCGGCCGAGGCGGCGGCCAGCGCCACGGCATCGGCCGCCAGCGCCACGGCGGCGGCGGCGGCCGAGGCGACGGCGGAAGGCTATGCTGATAGTTTCCTGACGCCGGCGGCCAGTGCCCCGACCACCCGCGACGATGGCACCGCGCTTCAGGTCGGCGACGTCTACCACAACACGACGGACGGCAAGACCTACATTCGTGTGGGCGGGGCGTGGGTGGCGTCGGCCGCGGACCTGGGCAGCTACTACACGAAGCCCGAAGTGGATGCTGTCGCTGGTGGTCCTGTTGTTGTGGCGTCCGGTGCTATTGCGTCGGGAGAAGTCGTCAAGCTGAACGCGGATGGCACTGTGTCCGTCGTGACCAGCACCATCGTTGCTGACGCGCTTGGTGCCGAAGCCAGTGAATACATAAACACGTACATCAATGGAAATGGGGCTGCTGCATTCGATCCCTTCACCGGCAAAATCGGAATCTTCTTCACAAATGGCGGCAACTATGACCGCGTAATGGCTGTCGTCGGCGTCGTTTCTGGTGAAGTAATCACGTTTGGCGCCGAAATTCAGTCGCCTAACACAATTACGGACCCTTATGTTTATTCTGCTGCTGCGTCGGGAAACGGTGACGCCGTTGTCTGGCTGAAAGAAAATTACTATGGAAGGTCATGCGCCGTAGCGTTTGATTTTGTCAACGAAACTTTCGGAAATATTGAGCAGATTGATACAGACACCAGCGCAGTGCCGACGCCGCAAAAAGTTGTTTGGGTTGCGTCTGCGGGCGGCTATCTCGGACTGGCTGATAGGTCTGGGACGGACGAGCAATTCGGGTTCTTCGGAACGGTGTCGGGCACTACGATGACTTGGGGTGGCCGCTATCAGATAGAAAACCTTCCGCCAATGAATACTGTAAATATGTACAGTGTTGTGGATGTTTCAGATATCTACCCCAATGTTGTATTGGTTTCTGCTTCTTTTGCTGCTGTAACGGGGTACAAGTGCGGCACGTATTTTATTGGCGATGTGGACATTTCATATGTTGAGGCGTGGCCGCACATCACGCCATTTCCTGCGTCAAAAGGACTCCATGTTGTCCGCATTCCTGGCACTGACAAAGTTCTCGGTGTTGCGGATGACAGTGACGAAGATCGAATTGTCGCGTCTGTCGGCACGATCAAAGGACTTGAAATCGAGTGGGGTGATTTCGTCACGAAAGATTTCGCATCGTGGGCAGGTGGTGGACTGGTATGGGACGAAGTCGCGCACAGTGCGGTCTTGTCTTCGCGGGAGAAGTCCACCGGATACACGACTTACGTTGTCATAAACGTCAGCGATGCCTACAAATGCACGATCAATGATCCAGTCATTTACAACTCCACATCAAATCGAGTCGTGCTACAGCCCGTGTTCGACGCGAATAACAGTCGCGTCATTCTACAGTCGATTGATACTTCCGCCGCGACTGTTTATGGCAATGTGTTCCGAACAGGCCACACGAACACGGACGTCTCTGATTGGATCGGCCTTGCCGAAGGCGGTGCAGGCGACGGAGAAACGTTGAGCATCACCAGCTTCGGTGTGAACAAGGCGCAGACTGGATTGACCCCCGGCACCGTCTACAACGTCGCTGACGACGGCAGCCTCACCACCACCGACACGGGGCGCCGGATTGGACGCGCTGTTTCTGCCACCGATCTGATTGTGGAGGGACGCTGATGCTCGCCATCCGCCGGAAGGCTGACAATATCATCCAGCACCTATTCGATGATGGTTCCGACGTCACCCTGACCACATCCGGCCTCACGTCTCCAAAGCGTGTCTTGGACGTCTCGACGGAGACGCATGACGTGGTGAGCGTCGGCCCGCTACCGGAGCCGTGGGTTTACGGTGCGTATGCTTGGGACAATGCATGGTCCGTCGCAGATCAAGCCGCTGTTGATGCGCGCGTCGCGAAGGATGCCGATGTCGCCGTTGAAGCCTTGAGCAACGCGAAGCTCACCCGGATCAGCGACGCCAAGGCGACCCGCGACCGCATCGAACTGGAAGCCTCGTTCACCTGGGCCTGCCCGGTGGATGGCGTGACCTACACCCTCGACGGCGACGAACGGTCGATCGCCCGGATGCTCAAGGTGCGCGACCTCCTGGCCGAGATGGAGATGCAGGGCACACCGACGACAGATGCCAAGCAGCCGTGGCGGACGGCCGACGACACGTACACACCGCCGCTGGGCACCGACGACATTCAGAACATGGTCTACACCAAGGGCCTCCAGGGCGCGGCGGCGTGGGAAGCGTTCCGAGCGCACGAGCAGGCCATCATGGCGCTGACCACCGTGGACGAGGTGGTGGCCTACGACACGTCGACCGGCTGGCCGGACTGACGCACCATGCCACAATCAGCCCTTTACGTCGTCGCCACCGGGGCGCACGCGATCATCGCCGTGTGGGCGCTCGTCGCCACCTTCCGCCTGCGCCAGCGCGGGCGCCATCGGGGCGCAGCCGTGTCCCTGGCGATCGCCATTTCGTCGGCGCTGTTCGCCGGCCTGGAGGTGGACTGGATCGTGTCGGCCTGGGGGAGCACCCTGCATCCCGTGAGCGACGTGCTGTGGTCGATCTTCGATTTCGTCAACGCCGCGGTGTACGGGCTCACCCTCTACTACATCCACGCGGTCCACTGCGAAGAAGTCGGCTGTCCTGTGCAGCGGTCGGAGGAGGAATAGTGCCCGAATTTCGCTTCACGGAAATGGCTATGGCGGGCCTGCTGGGCGGCTTCGGCGCCCTCGTCAACTACCTGTGGGCCCACACGCAGAAGGGCTACGCGCTCCGCTGGGGTGTGTTCTTCATCAACGTCCTGGCCGGCTTCTGGCTGGGCGTGACCGTGGGCGAGTTCCTGGAGCCGGACATGGCCTATCGTGACGGGATGCTGCTGGTGGCCGGCTTCGTCTGCCACCCGGCGCTGCTGCTGATCGAGAAGCAGGGCGCCAAGTGGATCGCCAACCGGGTGACCGGGCAGAGCAAGTAAGGGAGTACCGACCATGTACGGGGCATACGGAAACGATTCGGTCGCCGACGGCGTGACCAAGATCACCAGCCAGAACTCGCCGCTGATGAAGAAGGCCCGCACGCAGGGCCTTCAGCAGGCGAACCGGCGCGGCTTGCTGAACTCCTCCATGGCCGTCGGCGCGGCGGAGAACGCGGCCTATGACGTCGCCCTGCCGATCGCCAGCCAGGACGCCAGCCAGACCTTCCAGAAGAATTTTTCGCACCAGAACTTCGGGCAGACCAGTCGCCTGTCGGCCCAGGAGCACACGCAGCGCAAGGACGCCTCCGAGCACGACTACAAACTGCAGCGCGGCCTGCTGGACACCGAACTGTCCGCGCAGATGGATCGACTCAAGCTGGACAATGCGAGCAGGGAAAAGATCGCCGCCATGTCGGTTGCGGCCACCGAGCGCAAGGATGCGGCCTCCATGATCGCGTCCATGGAGCGCGGCTACGCCGATATGTTCAGCAACATCGCCAACAACTCGGCGATCCCGGTCAAGGCGCGCAACCAGCTGAACGAGCACATCGGCGCCCTGCGCGATGCGAACCTGAACTTCGTGGAGCAGATGTACAACATCGACCTGGAGTGGCCGTCCACCGGCAACCCGGACCTGAAGCAGAACTTCGACGTCACGCCCAAGCCGACGTACTGAGGAGGAGGGAATCATGGGCTTTTTCAGCAAAGTCCTCGACACCGTGAAGGACGTCGCGCCGGTGGCTCTCTCCGCCGGCGCCGTCGTGTTCACGGCCGGGGCAGCGTTCGGCGGTTCGACGGGCGGCTGGGGCGACATCGTTTCCGGCATCACCGAGAGCGTGGGGCTGGACGGGATCGTGGGCGACGTCATCACGGGCGCGATCACCCAGGCCGGCTACGGTGCGGCGCTGGGCGGCGTGGCCTCGATGGTGATGGGCGGCGACTTCATGGACGGCGCCAGGATGGGCGCGCTGGGTGGCTTGGTCACCGGCGGCGTCATGGGCGGCATCGGCGGGCAGGACTTGGCCGACCCGCTCAAGGGCGCGTTCGGCGGCGAGGAGTCCAGCACGTCCGAGGGCATCCAGGCCAGCGTGTCGCAGGCAGCGGCGGCCGTCCCGGTGGCGGCGTCGCAGGGCGCGGCGGTGGATGCGCCGCTGTCGAAGGCGAGCGAGGCCCTGCAGGTCACCAGCGCGGCGGACGGCACCAGCAGTTCGCTCCCCACCAACCACGGCTCCATCTTCGGCGGCGGTTCCGGCGCGTCCGGTGGCGGCGGTGGTGGTGGAAGCGGCGCCAAGACCGCGTTCTTCGGCGAGGGCGGCTGGCTGGAGCGCAACGGCGAACTGGTCGGGCAGGCGGCCAAGGGCCTCGGCGGCGGGCTGCTGGCGATGGCCTCGGCGACCTCGCCGGAGGACGAGGCCCAGGCGCGGGCGCGGGCGAACATCGAGGAGATGCGCGCCAAGCAGCAGATGATCGCCGACAACTACGGTGGTGGCGGCGGGATGACCGGCCTCCTGAGCCGGTCGGGCGCGGGCTCCGGCGCGCAGGGCCCAACGCCGGGCGAGGTCTACGACCGGCAGATTTACGGCACGACCGGCCCCGGCCGCTACGTCTACGACCCCCGCCAGCGCCGCGTGGTGTTCGTGCCCAACCAGCCGGCCGTCGCGTGAGGTGAACCATGACCAAGGGACTTCTGAGCGCGATCAAGAGCGGCACCGCCGAGGCGCCACGCAAGGCCAGCGTGAAGGGCCAGCCGCATTTCCTGGCCTACATCACCGAGGACGAGGCGGCGGTGCTCCGGGAGCGCGGCGGCGGCATTGACGAGAACGGCCAGCAGATCATCGGCCCCGACGAGGTTCCGGCCTTCCCGCCCGGCGCCGATCCCGGTCATGGCCCCGGCGCCGGCAGCGGCGGCGGCTCTGTCGGCGGTGGGGGAGGTGGCCGCGGCGGCGGCCGTGACGGTGGCGGCGGTGGTCACCCCGGCATGGGCGGCACGTCCAACCGCAACGGCCCGTCCACCAGCATCGGCGCCGGCGTCAACAACACGAGCCAGATGGGCGGCAAGTTGGGCGGCGCGACTGGCGGGCGCGGTCATCCCGGCATGACGAACAACCCCGTCCACGGCTTCAACGCCATCGACCGCCTCAAGAGCCACTCGACAACCGGCATCAACGGGCTGACGGGCGGCGCCAAGCGCACCAAGGAAATGCAGGCGGCGAACGCCTACAACGACTTCGACAACCCGATGAACTCCAACAACCCGGTGGACCGCTCGCTGGCGGCCGTGGGCGGTATGATGGGGCTGACGGCCGATCCCCGGAAGTCCGATCCCAACGCGATCGCGGGCATCCTGGCCGGCGGCGTACCCATGGTCGGGCTTGCCATGAAGGGGTATCGGGCGATCGACGGCATTCGCCGGGGCGACTTCCGCAACGCGGGCGCCCTGGCCGGCGGGATGGTCGCCGGGATGCCGGGCGCCATGGCGGGCAAGGCGCTGGGCGGGATGCTGGGCACCGGAACCCCGGCGGAGAAGGGGCGCACCGCGCGCGGCATGGCGAAGAACGCTGTCAGCGCGTTCTCCGGCGGCGATCCCTTCCGCGACGGTGACGGTGGTGGTGGTGGTGCGCCCGCGACCGGGGGCTCCCCGGCGCCCAACCCGTCGCCGGCCGGGTACGGGCAGGGCGGCAACACCCCGGCGGCGCCGGAGAACTACGGGCTGCGCGGCCTCCTGACCCAGGAGGACGTCGACAACCGCCCCGGCTACTTCAACCCTGATGAACGCTTCAGCGCCGACTGGCTGATGAGCGGCACCTTCTGAACAGGGACAGATCATGGAAAAACGTGGACTCATGCCCCGCCGGGAGCCGGCGCAGGGCAACGGCGCCCCCATGCCCGAGCGCGGCGGCGCCCCGGCGACCCAGCAGGGGCAGCAGCAGGGCGGCGGGCAGGCGTCGCCGCAGGAACAGGCGCTCTATGAGCAGACCATCGACAACGCCCTGCGCATCATCTACAGCGAGAAGACCTTCCCGCAGGTGATCCAGCGCATGAAGGCGGCGGTCGCCGCCAGCACGCCGCAGGAGGCGCTTTCCGGTATCGTCGCCATGGCAATGTCGCGCGTGGACAAGTCCGCGCAGGAGAACGGCCAGCAGCTTGGGCGCCAGCTTGTCCTGGAAGCCATGGCCGAGATCGTGGCCGACCTCGCGCAGACGGCGGAGAAGGCCGGCATCCACCAGTTCAGCCAGGAGGAGATCGACGGCGCGTTCTATCGCGCGGTCGACCAGTTCCGCCAGTACAAGCAGGAGAACGGCGAACTCGACCAGAGGCGCTATCAGGAGGAAATGCGCCGGCTGGTGGAGGCCGACCGCGCCGGGCAACTGGATCAGGCCATGCCGGGCTTGAAGGAGCATTTCGCCCGCAAGCGCCAGGGCGGGGAAGGCGGCGAGGGCGAGCAGCGCCGCCCGGCCGAGGCTGACGAACGGAAGCGGGGGTAAGGCACCATGGCGAAGGAATGGGCACAGGTCGCCGGCGGCCTTCTGCAGGGCCTCGGCACGGGCATGGTCGAGAACGGCCGGGCGGCGCGTGAGGCGCGGCTGGCGGAACTGGAGCACGGTCGGCGCAAGGAGCTGATCGGGATCGAGCACGGCAACGCCATGGCGCGGCAGGACGACCAGCAGCAATTCACGGTCGGCGAGAACACGGCGGACCGGGCGTTCCGGGCTGGCGAGGCGCGCAAGGACCGTGGTTTTCGTGCTGGCGAGAGCGCCGCCGACCGCGCGTTCCGGTCTTCGGAAGCGGAGAAGGAGCGGGAGGCCCGGCGCGGTCTGCTGTCGAACCGCGAAACGGTCGTTGGCGACGACGGCAACCTCTACACCTATGGCCCCGACAACAAGGCCGTGCCGGTCACCGATGCTCAGGGGAACCCGCTGAAGCCGGCGGCAGAGAGCGGTACGGCTGATCTTCCGGCCGATGCGCGGATGATCGAATACCTCACGCAGAGCGGCGACATGACGCGGGACGAAGCGATCGACTTCATCCGCACCGGCCGCGCGGACCCGACGGCCCGCCTGCGCATCGCGTCGTCCATCTACAAGTCCATGAAGGCTGATATGTCGTCGCGTCGCACCGATGACGGGGAACTCTGGCGCATGGCCCAGCAGCGGGCCGGCATTTCGGTCCCTGACGCGCCGCCCCCGCCGCCGGAGAAGAAGGACGAGGCGGGGTGGTTTGACAAGGCCGTCAACCTCGTCACCGGCGGCGACGCCTCTGCTCAGGAAGGAGCGGAGAGGCCCCAGGATGGTGCGCGTGGAAAGAAGCCGCCGGCGGATTATCCCGATGCGCGCAAGGCGCCTGACGGAAACTGGTACGTCGAGCGGGACGGCAAGTTCTACCGCGTGGTGGAGGAGTAAAGAATGGCGCTGGCCCCGGTCGACTACAACCCGTTCGCCGACGACAACGAGCAGAAGCAGTCGAAAACCAGTCTCGCCCCGGTCGACGGAAACCCCTTCGAAGCCTCGTGGGGTGATATTGGCGGCAAGCTGGTCGAGAACGTCCCGCAGGCATTCAAGCGGGGGATTGGCGGTGTCATGCAGGCGGCGGGGGAGGCGGGTGATCCGTTCTCCGAGAGCGATCGGCGCCTGGCCGAGGACGCCGCCAATCCGTTGATCAGCCGCGTTGCGCGCGAACGACAAGACATGCAGCAGAGCCGGCGTGGCGCACTGGCCGCGAGCGGCGAGCGTATGAGCGCGGAGGCGGGGCAGGCGCTCCAGGAGAACGCGCCGAACGTCGACAAGTGGTCGGGAAAAGGTATCGCCTACAACTTGGGTGTTGCGGGCGCGCAGATGTTTCCGGGTGTCGCCGCGTCCATCGCCACCCGGACCCCGGCAGCTGGCGCAGCTACGATCGGCGCTCAGGTGTTCGGTGACCGCTACGCCGAATCCCGTGAACAGGGACGCACGCCGGAGGAGGCCGCGCAGGACGCCACGGCCTACGCCATGGCCGAAGGCGCGACCGAAATGCTACCCCTCGGGATCATCCTGAAGGGCGGCAAGAGCCTGTTGTCGCGCGTGATCCAGGGCACCGTCGCTGAAGGGCTCCAGGAGGGCGCGACCGAGGCGTTGCAGACGGCCTATGACGTGGGTGAGCTTGGCGAGGACGTGACCGTCGGCGAAGCCCTCGAGAAGGTCGGCTACTCGATGGTCATCGGTGCCGGCATGGGCGCCGGCATGGCGACGGCCACGCATCCCTTCGTCAAGAACGACGACCCGCAGCGCGATAAGACGGCGCCGCTTCCCGACACGCGCAACCAGGCCGCGCCGCCAGGCGACATTCCCGCCACCATGCTCTACGGCGAACCCGAGGTCGACCCGCTCCCGCCGGGCGAGCGCGAGCAGGCCGCAACCACGCCGCCGCCGATTACACCCGAGGACGAGGCGAGTCCGATCCCGACGGACCTGATCGCCGAGGGGCAGAAGGTCATGGCGGACACCGCCGCGACCAAGAAGGCCGACGCGATCCTGGGGCGGAACGGCCTGCCGCCTGTGAACACGCCGGTCTCCGTCAATGGTGCCGCCGGCATCGTGGCGGACGCGTTCGCCAGCGAACGCGGCGACGGCCTGAAAGTCCTCATGGAGGACGGGTCCGTCCTGGTGGGGATCGTTGACGACCTTCGGGCGCGCGGCGTTCAGATCGGTGCTGCTCCGCCGCCGTCGGCCGAAGGGCAGGACGACCGGCAGCAGGAGGCGCCGCGTTCCCAAGCCCCCGCCGCCGAAACCACCCCGCCGGCCCCCGCCGCCGAGTCGGTAGAACCTCAGCCGGCCGAACCACTGGAGCCCGCCGGCCCGCGCATGACCGGCGAGGTGCCAGGGGCAGACCCGCAGCCCGAAGTCGCCGCGGAGGAAACGCCGCCTGCGCCGGCGGACACGGCCCTTCTGGACCCTGACACGATCGAGGTCGACGCCAAGCGGTTCCAGTTCAAGGACGGCGGCGACGCCGAGGGAGTGACGGAACAGCTTCGCGGCGTGAAGCGGTGGAACCCGGATTACTCGGGCGTCGCCGTCGTCTGGGAGGACACCGCCGGCAAGCGGTTCATCGTGGACGGCCACCAGCGCCTCGGGCTGGCGAAGCGCCTGAAGCGCGAGGGGCAGAACCCGGCCATCCGCGCGGTGGTGCTGCGCGAGGCGGATGGTGTTTCCGCCGATGACGCCATGTTCCACGGCGCCATGAAGAACCTGGCCGAGGGTGGAGAGAGCACCAAGGCGCTCGACGTGGCCCGCGTGTTCCGTAATGGCGGTCGTCCCGAGACCATCGAGGACCACATCCCGCCGAACCGCCGCGCCTATCAGGACGGCAAGGCTCTGGCCGACCTGGGCGATGACGCCTGGGGAATGGTGGTGAACGGCGCCGTGCCCGAGCAATACGCGGCGGAAGTCGGCCGCCGGATCAGCGACCCCAAGCAGCAGGTGGCCGCCCTGGGCTATCTGGCGAAGGTGTCGCCGCGCAGTGCGAGCGAAGCGCGGTTGCTGGTGGGTGAGATCGTCTCCGCTGGCTTCGCCGAGGGCGAGCAGGGATCGCTTTTCGGTGCCGAGGCCATGGCCGAAACGCTCATTGCGGAGCGCGCCAAAGTCCTCGACAATGCCACCAAGAACTTGCGTCTGATGAAGTCCGTCTTCCGCACGGCGGTCGACAACGAAACGCTCCTGGCGAGCGCCGGGAACGTCCTGGACGCGCAATCCAACCAGCGCAGCATGACCGAGAACCAGCGGCTTGCCGCCGTAATCGAGAAGCTGGCGCAGCGAAAGGGGCCTGTGTCCAATGCGCTCACCGAACAAGCCCGCGCCCTCAAGGGTGGAGACGTCACCGTCGGCGAAGCCCGAAAGCGGTTCCTCGAAACCGTTCGCGGGCTTGAGTCCTTCGAGGCAGCGGCAGATCAGCGAGAACGTGAAGGCGATCCTGGCTTTGCAGGCGAAACTCGGGCCGATCAAGAAGTAGAGCGGGACACCGCCACCGAGGATATGTTCGGGGCGGAGGCGCCCGTCGCCCCCGCCACTCGGGCAGACCGCACCGCCGACACCATCGAAACGGCCGATGGTCCGCGCGAACAGGCTGTCATGCCCGGTGCCGAGCGGCGCGCGAAGGCCGACGTCCAAGCCGAAAAACAGCGGCGCGACCAGGATGAAGCCAGCGTGCGCGGCGCGCAATCCAAGATGCGCCGGGGCGGTCAGCAGTCGGCGCGCGATCAGGACGGCGGCCTGTTCTCGGCGGAGCGGGATCAGCCCGATATGTTCGGCACCGCGCAGCCGGCCCCCGGGGCTCCGGCCAAGGGCGAGAACGCGGACCGTGGCCGCGCCGCTCCCGCTGGTGCCCAGGACACCGAGTACGGCAAGAGCAACAAGGTCTTCACCGAGGACGCCGCCGCCAAGGCGCGGGAACTGCTCAAGCGCAAGCTGTCGGGCTCGCAACTGAACAGCGGCCTGGACCCGGAGATCCTGCAGGCCGGCATCACCCTGGCTGGCTACCATATCGAGGCGGGGGCCCGGAAATTCTCCGACTATGCCCGCGCCATGGTCAACGACCTGGGCGAGGAAGCGCGCCCCTACTTGCGCTCCTGGTATGAGGGGGTGCGATACTACCCCGGCTTCGACGCCACCGGCATGACGCCGGCCGCCGAGATTGACGCAGCCCCCGAGCAGGAGACCGACTATGCATCAGGTGCCCCCCGAGGTGTGGAACAGGATCGCGGAGACGCAGCCCCTGGAGACCGAGTGGGCGCAGCAGATGTTCCCGCTGCCGGGCGATCTGATGGACAAGGCGCTGGAGCGCGAGTCGGCCGAGCTGAAGAAGGCGGGCAACCCGGCGCACGTCGTGGCGGCGTTTCATCGACTGGCGCCGCTCGTGTGGGAGAGCGAGGCGATCGCGGCCTTCGTGAGGGAGGAGCCGAACGCGGCCGGGGCGCTGCCGAACGTGGTGGACGCGGACGAGGCGGTGATGCTGGCGTCGATGGACTCCGCACTGACCGCATCCGAGCAGAAGCAGTTGCGGCAACTGCTGACGACGCACACGGCCTAGAGGACAAGCGCGCCGCCCAGGAAGCGGCGGAGAGCATCCCGGTCCGCCCCGGCGACATCGACAACATCCGCGAGACGCTGCCGTTCCTCCAGCCGGCGCAGCAGGAGGACGTGCAGAAGGCCGAGGCCCGCCTGTCGCAGCCCGACAAGCACGGCTTCCTGTTCACCAACGGCACGGGAACCGGCAAGACCTACGTCGGCCTGGGCGTTATCAAGCGGTATGCGAAGCAGGGTCGCGACAACATCCTGATCGTGGCGCCGAGCCAGGACATCGTGGCCGAGTGGATCAAGTCGGCGAAGAACCTGGGCCTGACCATCACGCCGCTGGACAGCACCACGGACGCCGGCAAAGGGGTCGTCGTCACCACCTACGCAAACCTGGGCGCCAACCGCCACCTGGCGGACCGCGAGTGGGACTTGGTGGTGCCCGACGAGTCCCACAGCCTCATGCGCGCGGCCGATGGGCGGGCAACCTCTGCCCTGGACACCTTCCGCGCCATCACGAACCATCCCGGTGCGCTGAACACGCGGGCGCGCTACACGCACCGCGACCTCGTGGACAAGATCGAGGCCCTGAGCCGGGACGTTGAAGCCCTCGCCACGAGCGACGACGATCGCCAGTGGCGCGAGGCGGAGACGAAGCGCGACAAACTGCACGCCATGTACCGCGACCTGGAGGCCAAGGTCGCGGCGGAGGCAGAGCGTCTGCGCAGCCGGCCGCGATCTGATGTCCTGTTCCTGTCGGCCACGCCGTTCTCCTACGTGGAGACGATCGACTATGCCGAGGGCTACCTGTTCGACTACCAGGCCGTCGATCAGGCGGAGGCGCAGCGGTACAACGCGGGCGACGGCCGGGCGCGCTTCTTCATGCAGCACTTCGGCTACCGGATGCGGACCAACCGCCTGACCAAGCCGGACGCCAGCGTGAACGGCGAGGTGCTGGAACGCGAGTTCCACGAGATGCTGAAGCGCGACGGCGCGCTGTCCGGGCGGGCCCTGGATGTCGATGCGGACTACGAGCGGCGCTTTGCCCTGGTGGACGACGCCATCGGCAACAAGGTGGACGAGGCCCTGAAGTTCCTGTCGGAGGCGGACGACGGCAAGTTCCGGCCGCTGCACGATCAGGTGATGGAGAAATTCGACTACCTGAGCCGGATGCGCCTGCTGGAGGCCATCAAGGCTCACCACGCCGTGCCGCGCATCAAGCAGCACCTCGCGTTGGGCCGCAAGGTGGTCGTCTTCCACGACTACAACGAGGGCGGCGGTTTCAACCCGTTCGACCTGTCGATCGCACCTGGCGCCAAGGCCACCGTCTACCGGAACGGCAAACAGGAGGACGTGAACCTCCACGCGCTCTACAAGGAGTTCCTGAAGCGCAACCCAGACGTCAAGGGCATGTCCTTCTCCGACATGCGGGCGCCCATCGAGACGCTGACCAAGGTGTTCCCCGACGCGCTGGTCTACAACGGCAAGGTGCCGGTCAAGCAGCGCCGCGAGGCGAAGCGCCTGTTCAACGAGGACGGCAGCGGGCGTGACCTCATCATCATCCAGTCCGCCGCCGGCGAGGCAGGGATCAGCCTGCACGACACGACCGGCCAGCACCAGCGGGTGTTGCTGAACCTGGGGATGCCCGTGCGCCCGACCACCGCCACCCAGGAGGAGGGGCGCATCTACCGCGTCGGGCAGGTGTCGGACGCCGTGTTCGAGTACATGAACACCGGCACGGCCTGGGAGCGGTGGACCTTCGCGGGCAAAATCGCTGAGCGCGCCGGCACCGCCGAAAACCTCGCCATGGGCAACCGGGCGCGGGCGCTGAAGCAGTCGTTCATCGACGCCTTCATGGACAGCGACACGTTCGAGCCGGCACCGACCGATGGCAAGGGCGGCAAGGAGCGCGACCGGGCCGACAACACGGCCATGTCTCCTTTCGAGCGCGCCAAGACCTTCTACTACGCCCAGCAGAAGAAGGCCGGCCGCCGCGATCAGCGCGAGGGCGTGGATTACTTCGCCACGCCTGAGCCGCTGGGGCTCAAGATGGTCGAGTGGGCGAACGTGAAGTTCGGCGAGAAGGTGCTGGAGCCGTCCGCCGGCCACGGCGCAATTGCGCGCTTCTTCCCGGAGGGGAGCGTCCGCACCCTGGTCGAGCCGTCCGAGAACCTGTCGAGCCGCGCGGCACTCGCCAGCCCCGGCGCGCGTGTCGTGACGGATCGCTTCGAGGCCCTGGACGTCGGCGCCAACAAGTTCGACGCGATCGTGATGAACCCGCCGTTCGGACGCGGCGGCAAGACGGCGATGGAGCACGTCGGCAAGGCGGCGCGGCATCTGCGCAACGGTGGACGCATCGTCGCCCTGGTGCCGGAAGGCCCGACCGCCGACAAGGCGCTGGAACGTCTGCTGGAGCAGGACGCCATGAAGGACGTCTTCATGGTCGCCGACATCAAGCTCCCGGCGGTGACGTTCGAGCGGGCCGGGACGAGCGTGCGAGCGCACGTCCTCGTGCTGGAAAAGCAGACCGACAAGGACGTGGTGGAGCGCATCCATTCCACCACCAGCGACTACAGCACCGCCGAGAGCATCGGGGAGTTCTTCGACCGCATCGAGGATGCGAGCGTGCCGGATCGGCTGGAACCGGCCACGCCTGACGTGGACATGCCGGCGGACGGTGACGTCACCATCGGCGGGATGGAGTTCACACTGACCGGCACGGCCGCGAAGCCCAAGAAGTACCTCGGGCGCTCCGAGTTTGGGCGCCTGGCCAAGCTGGCGGAGCAGTACGGAGGCGCCTACCTGGCGCGTTCCAAGCTATTCACGTTCGATGATGCAGCCTCTCGGGCCGCATGGCTTCAGGCAGTTGCCGCCGGGGACGCGCCCCGCGACGCCAAATCGTTCGATGATGGCGCGGTGCACGGCGTCGCGTTCGACACCGCCGAGGCGAAGCACGGCAAGACCGGCGAAGACCTGTTCGTCGCGTCGTTCAAGAACCGCGTGCCGCGCGAGACCTACGCCGGCGTCAAGGCCACGGCGGAGAAGCACGGGGGATGGTATTCGGCCTTCAAGGGGCGCAGTGCGGTGCCGGGCTTCCAGTTCAAGAGCGCGGACGCGCGGTCTGCGTTTCTGGCGGAGGTCGGCGACGGTGCCGTCAAGCTCCGGGCCACGCCCGAGTTCGACAGGATGCGCCCCGATGTGGAGCGGGCCGTCCGCAAGGCGTGGAAGTCCATGGGCCTGGATCCCGACAAGCTCATCCTCCAGGACAAGGTGGTCTATGAGGGCACGGCGGAATCGGTCACCCGATCCGGCGGCGCCGTGACCGGCAAGCCCATCAGCGTCGCGGGCATGACGGACCCGCTGACCGGCGTCGCCGCCATCGCCATGCGCGGCAGCGACCCGATGAGCACCACCTATCACGAGGGCTGGCACTCCTTGCGCACCGGCTTCGGCCTGACGCAGGGCGAGTTGACGGCTCTGCGCAACGATCTGCCCAAGCTGAAGGAGATGGCGCGGAGCCTGGGCCTCAACATCGACATCAACAGCCTCGATCAGGAAGAGGCTGAGGCCTATGCCTTCGAGGCCTACCAGCGCGGCCGCGCGGCCGGCAAAGGGCTGTCCGGCGCCGCGCGCCGACTGTTCGAGCGCATCCGCCGTGTCCTCGCAAAGGTGCGGGGTGCTCTGGAGGGGCTGGGCTTCAAGACGGTGGATGATGTTGCCACGGCAGAGGACGTGTTTGCCCGGGCGGCGCGAGGCCAAATCCGGGCGCGCGAGCGTGGAATGCAGGCCCGGGACCGGGCGGTGGAGACGGCGCTGGACGCCCAGCAGGCCGTGGGCTCCGTCCGGGCGCGCCTCCGCATTGAAGACCTGCCTGCCACGCCCGAGACCGTGCCTCATCGTCAGCGCACGCTGGTTCGCGCCATTATGGACGGCCAGCCGTTTGAGGCTGCGTTCCGGGGCGCGTTCCAGATGATCCCGGTTGTCGGGCGCGTGGATGCCGCCGGCGAGTCCGTAGCGGGCAAGGCCGCCATGGCGAAGATCAGCCGGGCCGTCACGGAGGCGAAATTTGAAGACGGGTCCGCGCTGGGCAACCTCGTGAACCCGATCATCGAGCGCGCCCGTGCCGGACTGATCGACCGTTACGGCCTGAGCGAGGAATACAAGCGCCGCGACCTCCAGCGCCAGGACGAGGAACGCGCCCTTCTCAACAAGGGCATGGACTTCGTGAAGACCCTCACGGAAGCAGACGTGGGCCTGGAGGAGTCACGCGTGCTTCAGGCCATGCTCACGGGCGAGCGGGTGGCGGAGGGCGACCTCGGGAAGCTGGCAGCACCGATCCGGCAGGCGGTGGATGACATGGGCGCCGAAGCCGTGCGCCTGGGCCTTGTCAGCCCGGAAGCCTACCAGCGCAACCGGGGCGCCTACCTTCACCGCGTCTACGCCAAGCACGAGATGGAAAAGACAGAGACGCCGCTTGCCGGCGCGATCACGCGCATGAAAAATACCGCCCGCCGCCGGGGGATCGTGGGCGAAGCTCTCAAGGGGCGCGGCCTGTTTATGGACGTGGAGGCGGCGAAACTGTCCGACGGCGACCGTGCGGCGGCCGACGGAGCCCTGACGCCCGAGGTGTCGGTCGGCCGCAAGTTCCGCGTCATGGACCTGATGCACGATCCCGAGATGGACGACCTATCCGGCGTGGAGTGGCAAGGCGAGCGCGCCCGCAAGGTAAAGGCCCGCGTCTACCTGCCGGCGGACAAGCCTGTGCCCAAGCGGTTCGAGGGGCACGAGGATCGCGGCGTGTGGGAAGTGCGCGCGACGAAGAAGGGCGGCAAGGTGACTCTCTGGCGCGACTTCACCAAGGAGGAGCGGGCGCAGATGGGCGAAATCCTTGACGCCCGCTACACGGTCGCCAAGACCTTCCACACCATGTCCCGCGACCTTGCGACCGCGCGCTTCTACAAGGACATTGCGGAGAACGAGGCGTGGGCGCAGAAGGACGAGCCCGAGGGCGTGAAGGTGTCCAGCCTGGAGGCGACGAAGCTGAGCACGTTCGCCGGGGTCGATTGGGTGAAGGTGCCCGAAGCCGCAATCCCCAACACGGGGGGCAAGAAGCGGTATGGCGCCCTGGCCGGAATGTGGGTCCGCGCCGAGGTGTGGCGCGATCTGGCGGAACTGGACCGGATGCACCGCGACCCCGGCCTGTGGCAGGCCGTCCTGACGCAGTGGAAGCTGAACAAGACGGCCCGCAGCCCTGTCGTCCACACCAACAACGTCATGTCGAACCTCATGTTCATGGACATGGCCGACGTCCGCTTCACCGACCTTGCCCGCGCCGTGCGCGCTGTTGCGAAGGGTGACGGGTACTTCGAGGAGGCCAAGGGCGCCGGCGCCTTCGGGTCCGACATGATCTCGCAGGAAGTGCGCCAGAATGTCCTGGGGCCTCTGCTGGATGAGATCGCGCGCCAGGAGCGCAAGGGCGACAGCCAGGCCGCGATGGTCTTTACGCTGGGCGAGATGGGGCGCCGCATGGCGCAGTGGGCGAAGAAGGCGGACAACGCCATGATGAACGCCTACCGGATGGAGGACGATGTGTTCCGCACGGCGCTCTACATCCGCCGCCGCGGGCTTGGCGACACTCCGGAAATGGCGGCCGCCGCCGCGCGCGAACAGTTCCTCAACTACGACATCCGGGCGCCCTGGATCAACGCCGCGCGCCGCTCCGTTCTGCCGTTCATATCCTACACCTATCGAGCGGTGCCGGTGATCGCGCAGTCCCTCGCGGCCCGTCCGTGGAAGCTCGCGAAATACTTCACCCTGGCGTACATGGTGAACGCCCTCGGCTCTCTCGCCTCCGGTGGCGACGAGGAAGAGGAGCGCAAGGGGCTTCGTAAGGAGGAGGAGGGCTGGACCTGGGTCGGGGTGCCGCGAATGCTGCGGATGCCCTGGAATGACGAATACGACAACCCGGTCTTCCTGGACGTGCGCCGGTGGATTCCGGCCGGCGACGTCTTCGACCAGGGCTACAACCGCTCGCCGCTGCCCCTGCCCACATGGCTCCAGCCTAGCGGGCCTATTGCTCTTGTCGGCGAAATGATACTGAACCGCTCGGCGTTCACCGGAGAGAATATCTACGACCCTCTGGTGGATGACCAGGGCGAGCGGATGGCGAAGGCCGGCGACTACCTTTGGAAGGCGTGGATGCCGTCCGCGCCGTGGGTGCCGGGCTCCTGGTATTTTGAGAAATGGCAGCGGGCGGGTATCATTCCCGGTGGACCGGAAGGGCCGGCGCTGGATTACCTGGACCGCCCCTACGGAAAGCCGGAGGCCATTTTGTCCAGTGTCGGCATCAAGGCAAAAGGTGTCGACGTCGAGGCCGGAATCGACTGGAAGGAATGGGATATCGAAAAGGCCCAGCGCGCCATCAAGACCAAGATGCGAAGTGTCGAGCGCGACTACGGCCGGAACCGCATCACCCCGGAAGAGTTCGATGCGCGGATGACGGAGTTGGAGGAAAAGATGGATCGGACCAACGACAAGCTGAACGAGCTTTTCGAATGACCCAGGGCGAGCGAGACGCAAAGACGCTCATCACCGTCGTCATGGCGATCTGCGGCTTGCTCTCGCTCTTGCCGACCATCGAGCGCGTGCTGTTCCCGCACGAGCCTCTGACAGTCGAGGACTACGAGCGAATCAGAGAGAAGATGAGAATCATGGAGGAATCCTGGGACGATTGAGAGAAGCGCTATGAGGCGCTGAACTGACGAACCCACGGCCACCCGAGAATTACCTGCAGCCGCCCCATAGAGGGCGGCTTTTTTTATGGAGAGACCAACCATGCGCGACATCATCGACCACATCCTGGCTGTCGAGGGCAGCGAGTACACCAACCACCCGTCCGACCGGGGCGGCCCGACCAAGTTCGGCATCACCCTGGCGGCGCTCTCTCGCTGGCGCGACAGCCCGTGCACGGCCGAGGACGTTCAGGCCCTGACAGAGGACGAGGCGCGGCGCATCTATGAGCACCGCTACATTGTGGAGCCCGGCTTCGGCCGCGTCGCCGTCGTCAGCCCGTCGATCGGGCACGAGTTGGTCGACACCGGCGTGAACATGGGCCAGCCGGTGGCGTCCACCTGGCTTCAACGCTGGCTCAACGCCATGAACCGCAAGGGCCGGGACTATCCCGACCTGACGGTAGACGGCCACGTGGGGCCGAAGACGATCCAGGCGCTGGAGGCCTATCTGAAGGTCCGTGGCACCGTGGGCGAGCGCGTGCTACTGGCGGCGCTGAACTGTTCCCAGGGGCACCGCTACCTCGAACTGTCCGAGGGCCGCGAAGACAACGAGGACTTCACATTCGGCTGGGTGCGGGCGCGTGTCTCGCTGGCGCCCACGATGGAGGCCTGAGCGATGCAGTGGAGCGACATCGGACGGATCGTGGGGTCGGCGGCGCCTGTCGTCGGCACCCTCCTGGGCGGGCCGGCCGGCGGCGCGGTCGGCGGCCTCGTGGCCTCGTGGCTGGGCGTCGACGAACCGACGCCGGAGAAAGTAGGGGCCGCCATCAAGGCGGATCCTGAAGCCTTCGCCAAGCTGCGCGCGGCGGAACTGGAGCACAAGGCGGAACTGGAGCGCCTGGCAGTGCAGGCCGAGACCAATCGCCTGGAGGCCGAGACCACGCAACTGGTGCAGATCAACCGCACCGCCCGCGCTGAGGCGGCGTCGAACGACGCCTACGTGCGGCGCTGGCGCCCCACCTTCGGCTACGCAGTCGCGCTGACGTGGACGGCCACCATGGCGGCGGCTGCCTATGCGATCGTCGCGACCCCAACCGAGGCGCCGGCCATCATCGCCGCGCTCATCAACCTGGCGCCCATCTGGGGCGTGGCCCTGGCGGTGCTGGGGGTCTCCGTGGTCAAGCGGAGCAAGGACAAAGAGGTGGCGGCGAGCGCTGCCCCGGCGACCGGCGTGGACGTGCTCGCCCGGGCGGTCGACGCAGTGAAGGGCGCGATCGGGCGGTGACCGCCGGAGATCTATCAGTCTGGCTGAACTGCGCGCTTTCAGCGATCAATCAAGTGGCTTGGAGCTATTCTTCATATTCAGCACCTACCACTGCCTCTGGCTGCTGGTGCCTTGCAAAATGAGGCTCGTGGGCAGCAGTGGCGCTAGAATTAGGAGGGTAGGATGACATACTACAAACGGTCGATACTCAGCCCATTGGTGCGGAAGATACTGTTTTCTGCAGCTTTAATCCTCTCAGCGACAGTTTTTTCGATGTCGCACGTCGAGGCCTCGTCAAAATTAGACAAGGAGCCTTACAGTTATTCCGAGACCGCCCCAATAGAACTTGAAAGTAGATTCGAGGGAGACCTTGCTCAGTTTTCTGGGTGCAATAGCTGCATAAAGTCTCACGGCTGCGACACGCAGTACCAAGCCTGTAGTAATCGATGCCGTGCGCAATATCCATCCGGTGATAGCCGTAGGTCTAGCTGCTTCGACCGCTGCGACGACAGCTCTCGATCATGCACCAACCGAGCCAGAAATAACTGTAAGTCTTTCTGCGACTAGCTTTGTGCTCCGGGGGAAAGCCGACGCCACAAGCTTTCCCCCTCCTGTTCTGGACCATTATATGGGCGCTGGCGAAGCTGTGTATGGATGCCGCTGGTGTAGGGTATCAAGGCAGCGCCTCGCACGCCCGACCATCGCTGTCACCGTCAAGCCGGTGCGGGTCGCCCGGTCCGGCTCTTTCAAAAAAAGGCCTGCGCCTCGGCGTGCGTGCTGAAGTCGCTGCAGTCCTTGTCGCCACCCGAGCCGCGCCGCGGTGACGCCGCTGCCCTGCTGGCCCCGCCGCTGCGCCCCCGACGCCGCCACTCCCAAGGCGGATCGAAGTCGGTCTTCCAGATGCCGCGCAGCTCTTGCGCCGCGGCCTGCTCGTGCAGCAGATAGTCCTTGCTGTACTTGGTGTAGGCGAGGGCCCAGCCATTGCGGACCATCGTGGCGTTGAGGTCGGCCTCGCCGGCGTAGCAGACGGCGATCAGGCGGCCGTAGCGGTCGCGTTCCTTGCCCTGGCATTCCACGGAGCGCCGGCCGATGTAGCTGTCCAGTGCGTTCGCCGCCTGCTGGCCGCTTTCCGGCGCGTCGATCCCGTGTAGCCGGATGCGCTCGCCGCGGATCTCGAGTGTGTCGCCGTCAATGACGGACGCCCGGCCGGAGACCGTCTCGGCGGCGACCGGCGTCGCCATCATCGCGATGATGATGGTCGTGATGATGTGCTTCACGCATTCCCCCTCAACTGCTTGATCTCGGCCTCAAGCTCCTCGACCCTAGCTTCGAGGCGGCGAACCTCGGCGGAAGCGCGCCGGGCTGCCTCGCACCATTGTTGCGCTGATTCCTCAGCCCTAGCAAGTCGGACGCGGAGCGTGGGTCTGTCATCGGCCATAGCAGTCTCCGGAAAAATGCGCACTCTGTGCGCTGCACGGATTTTGCACGGATTATCGTGCATGTTCCTGCTTTGTCCGGACACGTTACGCCTTTTTCTGCCGATTACCAAGATCGGCGAAGGCAATAAAAAACCCCGCAAACTCAAGGAGTTGCGAGGCGTTGAAGTGGTGCTGCCGGAGAGATTTGAACTCTCGACCTCTCCCTTACCAAGGGGATGATCCCCCGCCCAAACCCGCACAAACCCTAGCCTCGTAAACCCGTTTCGTACCGTGTTTTCACGTTTTATCCCAGGGTTTCGTACCGGCACGGTACGATACGGCACGAAACGATGTTCTCCTAATGTACCTCAAAAATTCGTTGCCGCATGGGCTTTCAGGTAGATGTTGGGATCATGCTTGCCGTACACACGCTCGATCATTTCCACCGAAGTTTCGGTGAACTTCGTGATCTCGGAAGCAGGCATGCCACTCTGCACCATCCAGCTGATCGAGGTGTGCTTCAGGATGTGCGGGGTGACGTCAGTGACAGGAACCGTCTCGCCGAATTTGTTCAGTCGGTAGCCGCTGATGAAGCCCGCACGGATGGCGGCCTTCTGGAATGACTTTTTAATATCGCCGACTCTCGCACCGTTCCATTCGAGAACGTAGTCAGTCGTGCGAACCAGGTAAGCCGCCCTCAGTTCACGCAGGAGTCGGTCGCTGAGCTTCTGTGCCGGACGCAGCTTGTTGCCACTGGCCTCGCCGAAGTCGATGTATCCGGTTTCGAGATTGACGAATTCCCAGAGCAGATCCTCCACAGCCTCCTTGCGTGCGGCCGTCTCAAGCGAGATCTGGATGAAGAGCCGCGTGTGCGGAGTGCTGACGACGCTCAGCAGGTGCCGAGCTTCTTCCTTGGTCAGCCAGCGGTCACGGACACGCTGACGCTGGAACTTCGGCATAGCGAATTCAGGCTTTCCGTCGCCGCGGAACCACCCCTTCCTGTCGGACTTCCATGCCCAGCCGATGGCTGCGCGCAGGGCAGTGAGTTCACGCTTGATCGTGCTGTCGGCAACCCCCTTCACCTCTGCGCCGCGCCCAGGCGTGGTCCACACGTCTTTCCGGCGGGCTTCGGCGTAGTCCTTTGCGATCTCGGAGTTGATCTGCGTCGGCTCCAGATGGCCGAGGTGGCGGATCAGGTGCTTCACGCAGTGCTTCTGCGTGGACTCCGAAGCGACGGCGTTGTTCTCGTCGTAGGCTGTCAGTAGCTGCCGCAACAAGGGAACCGGCGAAGGTGCCATGACCTTCGCCGTCGCCAAACCGTGCTTGAATTCCTTCAGGAAATCCTCGGCTACCCGTTCATCGCGAGTGCCGCACGAAACCCTGATTTTCTCTCCTGAGACAGGGTGGTGACCGACGAGTTCCCAGAGACCATCGGTTCGCTGTCGAATCCGGAGACCCTTCCGCGGTCTTGCCATTCGTATCCCCCCTGCATCCGCTTCTCGGCTTCCTCGATGTCATGCTCCCTGATGCGGTACTGCCCACCAGGCAGTCGCAGGTGAGGCAGGATGCCGCTCGAAAGCCAGTTGTAGATCGTGTTCCTAGACACCCCGAAATGTGCCGCCGCCGCCGGCACCGTCATGCATTTGCTCATCCTGATTTTGCTCCGTGTTTACCTCCAGTTCCGGCACCATCTCGATACTGTTTCGGGGTCACATACTGTTCCTCGGCGCCGGCAAGGACCATGACTCACATGTGAGCGGTTGTCAACATATTTTGTTAACGCATGGCACGATTTTGGATCTAGATCTTTGTCAACATTTCCGATATAACCGTGGATGTTGTCAACATATGGAGTCTGAAAACATGAATATCGTATATTACTGCTTCTTTGAAGAGAGCCGCTTCTACATGATGAATCAGGCTGTTGAGAAGGGCGGCTCCCGTGCCGATCTCAACGACACCACTCGCTATCTCATGCAATTTACCGGCTTCTCCGATCTGAAGACCGCCATCCGCAGCGAGAGCAACATCAAGGTCCTCAGCGAAATCCGCGAAGCGGCGGCGTTCTTCTGCGATCGCATCGACATCGGAACCTCGTGCTTGCAGCGTGCTGCCCGCTCTGCCGCTGTCCTCCTTCGCGAGATCGACTACCGCCTCAGCGAGCTCGGTTCGTTCGATGCCGCTTCCACCGATGCTAGTCCTCGCCTCCAGGTCATCGATGGAGGCCGTGCGTGATGGAAATCCACGAGCAAATCAGCGAGCACATCATGACTTCGGCGGCTCTCACGAACATCGACCAGGACTACGATCAGGCGACCATCGACAGCGTGCTCGCCTTCGTAGGCTCCTGCGACAGCGTCGCCGGCATCGTCGCCGGCATCGATCACCTCAGTCTCGGTCAGCTTGAGGTGCTCGGCGAGCTTGCGAGTGACGTGATCAGCGTGTTCGACGCGATGGAAGAGGGCGGTGAAGAGGTCGATCCCGAACTCCGCGAAGCGGCCCAGCTGATCGCTAACCCTGCTCTCGGCAAGCAGTGGGGGTTCTGAACATGACCACCCACGAGATCTTCATGGAGCGTCTCGAAGCCGAAGCGAAGCTCGCTCTCAAGCGTATCCGACAAAATGGGTTCGACACCGGCATGTCGGAGCATCACGTCCTCGGAGCCATCTGCTTCGCGAAGAGCTTTCCGTCCATGGAGCGTCTGATCGCTGCGATCCCCGGCTCCATGGACTACATGCCCGGCACCATCGTCGCTCTGGGTCTGCTGACCACTCGCGTTCAGAACAAGCTCGACCTTGTGACGCTGTGCGAGATGGGAGAGCCGAAGGGGTTCAACCCGATCATCGACACCTGCATCAACAGCATGTGAACGTCATGGGCATCGCGATAGCGTAGGGGTGCCGCTCTTCACGGGGCGGCACCCATTAAGCATTTCAGCCGGCCTCGATGATCATCGGCTCGTCGTAGCCAGCGGCATCTTCGACACCCATACGGTAGGCCGCGGCTTCGGCTTCCGTCTCGAACTCCCGCACTTCATGTTCGTAGGGAAGTCCTTGTTCGTACTTCTTAATTTCTTCGGCACTCTGGATGAGAATAAGACGCATTTGCAAAAAACTCCTGATGGTTCGCAGACGTTTATAGCGGTCAGTTGAGAGCGGCACCACGTTCTCGGAGATCAACGACCCTCTCCACAGCACGGCGAAGGCTGCGGATGCTCTTCACCTTCTTGTAGTGCGTCATCAGGGCTTCCATCTCGATGCCGTCCAGCGGACGCAACCAGGCACGCTTGATCTGCCATTCATTGGCGAGGTCGCTCAGGATCGCTTCACAGATCGCCGGCACATGATCGACAGTCGGTGCCGCGACCTCGATCACGCGGAATCTGCTGAGCAACGGCATCGGAAGGCGGTCAATGCGGTTGGCGGTCGCGATGAACGTGCAGCGAGACAGGTCCATAGGAGCCTGCAGGTAGTCGTCGGTGAACGTCGACTCCGGCTCCGTCACCGACATCAAGGTGTCGATGATCGAGCCGTTCACATTGCCATGACCGCTCTTGTCGATCTCGTCGAAAACGAAGATGCCGCCGCCGCAGTTGGAGGCCGACAGACGGCGGGCAAAGACGGAAGCGTGACCAGTGTGGTAGCCTCTCGAAGTCCCCTGAACGCTGCGGTTATCGCTCATGCCAGCACAGCCGATCAGTTCAAAGGCGGCGCCGCTCAGTTCGGCGAGGCGACGAGCGAGACGCGACTTGCCAGTGCCCGGCGGGCCGACCAACAGCAACGGCTTCAGATGCATCTCGCGGCGACCCCAGCGTGCGGACAAGCGGAGGTCTTTCACGATGAGACCGACAGCCGCCTCGGCGTATGGGAACTCGGCACGCAGCGTCTGCTCCAGCACGTCGAGGTTCGGCAACTTCGGAAGCGGCAGGGGGTCAGAGAGGATCGACAGCTTCCGCAGGTCGTCCTGGCGACCGTTCGGAATGCTGATCTCACCATTCACGACCAGGTGAGTGGGCACTTCGCCGTAGTCGATGGACATGCCGGGAGACTCACCAGGGTCGACGTCGCCGCCTTCGTTCTCCCAGCCTTCTTTCGCACCATTGCGAGCGAGGTAGCGGGCGATGCGTTCCTCTTTGATTTCCGTCAGACGCTGCCGTTTCGCATCGACGACGACATCAGCATCAGCCGAAGCGGCAGCGGCTTCCTTGCGGTCGTTGATGACGACGACGTTCGCTTGGACGGCAGAGGTCAGAACTTTCTGGATCTGCTCGGGCACGGCATGTCGGTACATGTCAGTTCGGCGTTCGACGATGGAGGAAGCCGTGCCGGAGCGGTCAGCCTTCGCCGACCACCACACCAACGCCGACAGCACCTCGCTCATCCACGGCACACGCTTCTGAGCCAGGCCATCGGCTTTGCGTTTTCCCTGATCAACAACGTGATCGGCGACGATGCCGCCAAGGTAGGAAGCAACGAACGAGCACGCGTGCGGATTGCCTTGCACCGCTCCGACATACGCCCATTGCACAGCGAGATCATTGTCGACGCGGAGCAGGTCTTTGCCGTGGAGATAGCGAAGTGCGATCTCCCATGCGGTCTCACCATGGGTGGAAGCGACGCAGGCAGGGATGGACGCCGCCTCTTCCTGAGTCGCTCCACCGTCGACGACGAGCTGCTGGCAGAGGTCGGTGAGGGTCGCAGAGACGGTCGAGATGTCGAGTCCACGGCACAAGAGTCGAAGAATAATATCCATCTTTCGGCTATCCTCCCCAAGCTTTCGCAACAGATTGAAGCGGTAAAGCAAGTGTTTGGTCTTGCGGATAGCCGACACAGCCATCCTCCTTATTTAGGTTTCAGACGTCGACGTATGAACGAGTCCACACCTTCTTCCTCATCATGCCGCTTCTCAGCGTCCGATTTCTGCACATCGCGGTATGGAATCCGCTGATCGAGGGGTTTCCAGACACCGACGATGTATCCGACGAGAGCCACGCTGGCCGGCGGTTCCTTGCTGTAGTCGCCCTCAACGACTTCATCGACGTGCAGACGCCCTTTCTCAGACACGAGCCAGAAGCCCGGCTCCATCTCCTTCTGGCTCAGGTCAGCGACGATGATGCCGTCGCCAAGCTCAGTCCGAAGCCCGGTAAGGCCGACAAGGCGACCGTCACTGACCACGGCGATCTCATGTTCACTGTCGATCTCCTGACCGCTGACGAGCGTGTCGATCAGTTCCTCAGCAGGCACGACCGGCACTTTCTGGGTCGGAGCGGAGTCGTCGAGAAGGGAGTCCGGCGGCACGCCGAGCACTTTCGCGATCACATGGAGGGTGTCCTCGTGGAGGGTCCTCTGATTGTTTTCAATTTTGGTGATGGCCGTGTACGAGAACTTATGACCGGCTTCAGTCATCCGATCGGCAAGCTCTCTCGCCGACATCCCCTTGCCCTTGCGGACAGCCCTGATCCGATTGCCAGACTCAACCGCTCCTGCCTCTTTACCCCTTGCCATCGGCATCCCTCACAGCTATCTTGTCAACATTGGACAAGCGTTGTAGCATTGTGTGGTAGGCTTGTCAACATTGGAGATAGCGGATGCCTGACGGCGGACTTGTCAACATTGGTGGAGGTGGGTCGCTGACCGTGGTGGGCGTGGACCCTGCTCTTGCCCACTGGGGTATGTGTCGAGCGGCAATTAACTTGTCAACATTGGAAGTCAAGGTGGTCGACCTCCTGTTGGTGGACACCGAGAAGACGGGGTCGAAGCAGGTGCGGGCGAGTTCCGACGACCTCCGCCGTGCCAGCGAACTGCGGGCGGCTTTCCATCGCTTCTGCGTGGGTGCCGCGATGGTGATCGCCGAGGTGCCGAGCGGCACTCAATCCGCTCGTGGTGCCATGTCGAACGGCATCTGTTTGGGAGTCCTCGCTTCCTCTCCGCTGCCGATCATCGAGGTCTCGCCGATGGAGACCAAGTTGGCGACGGTGGGGAAGAAGACCGCCTCGAAGGCTGACATGATCGCGTGGGCGACGGCCATGTACCCGGCGGCGCCGTGGCTGATGAGCCGTGGTCGGCTCGTGGCGAAGAACGAGCACCTTGCCGATGCCGTGGCTATCGTGCATGCCGGACTTCGGACTCAGGCGTTCCAGTCCTCTATCTCGGTTTTGAAGACTTTGGTGCCGTAATCGAGGGTCTTCTCTCCCCATTACTTCTCATCTCTGCAACGATTTTGTTGACCCAAAATGAGAGTCGATGCCGAGCGATGTTGTCGGTGCCGGAGGCAGTGGTTTGGCACAGTGAATCAGGTCATCTCACTGTGTTTCAGGTTGGATTCACATCAACTCAATTTGAATCCACGTTGAATTCACGTTGAAATAAGTTGCACATTTTCGTTGCACAAATATGTTTACGTCATTTTGTTTATTTGTTGACGCAATTTCCCTTGACCATCGCTCCCTTGCCTGCGAGATTTGTTCGTAGGAAATTACCCCCGCTATCGTAGAATATTAGCGTGGGTCAGGGGAACAGGGGGAACATCATGCAACACGAAAACACAAAGCTTGCCCGTGCATTCGCGGCCTTTTCGCTGCCATCTCAGCAGAGCAGCAAGAGCAAGGAGCTCGCTTTCGACCCGTCCAACGCAGCGGCGCCAGACGGTTCCGGTCTCGATTGGATCAGATCCGTTGAGACTCCGAAAGCCCTGGCGACGTCGCACCTTCTCATTGCACCTGGTGCCGAAGGCCTGCCGTTTGGAAGTTTCGCCACGCTCAGGCTCATCGATCTCACCGAGCGTGCGAACGATGATGGCAGGATGTTCACGCTGCCTGCTGCTAGCGTCATCCTGAGCCGCTTCAAAGAGTCCGATGCGGCCGCTCGTAGTGGCGATCAGATCAAGGCTTTCAACCGTTCTCTCGACATGATCGCGGATTCGACGTTCTGCTACATGCCGAGCAAGCGGATGGAGGTCGACGCAGGCGAGCTTGTCGGCGGCGAGAGCGATGCGGCCATGGTCGCACGTTTCGATTTCATCAGCGAGTGGAGGAAGTCATGCAGGGCTGGCACTCCGCTTCCAGACAGCCAGCCTCAACACGGGATCTTCGTTTTCAAGATGTTCAGCTACCGCGATGGTGCCATGTGCCGACTTAGCGAAACGGCATACCAGATTCTGACTGGCGGCGAGGTGAACGGCTGGAAAATGGGGCACTACGTTCCGCTCCGGCTGTCGTCGGTGCGGACCCTCAGCGGAAACCACACTGCTCTCACCCTCTACGCCTTCCTGAACGCCCGCAAGAGGGGCATTCACGACCGCAGAGAGATCAGCATGTATCAGCTCTGGACCCAGATCGGCGGCATGCACCCGGCGAAATCTTTCTACGATTCCGTGAAGCGGTCGCTGCCGCTGGTCAAGGAGGTGTGGCCGGAGATGGGTGCGTTCTACAACAAAGGTGCCAATGCCGACGCGGAGCGTGGAACCTTCCAGAAGGCACCAAAACTGGCGATCATGCAGGGGAGGCCGCAGGCGATCGTTCCGCTGCATGAGCTTGAGATCGACCGCCGCATCGCAGAGCACCACGAGCAAATCCAGACCGAAAAGCAGCTTGAGATCGCTGCCAAGCTCGGCATTCCCCGATGGAACCTCTCCAACCTCAGCGACGGAGAAGCCGAGCGTCTGAAGACTGTGATCAGCCGTCGCAAAATGTCGATGGAGGACACAGAGAAAGCGATCGAGGCGATGCGACGGAAGCAGGAGCAGGAAGCCCTGACGACATCCAGACTCGAAGACTACGACCCTTTCGATATCTGATCGCCACAGGCCAAACAGAAACCCGGCATCACATGGTGCCGGGTTTCTTGCTTTGGAGCCGAAGGCCGTGGCGGCATCAGCCGTGCCAGCGGCTCTGGTTCTTCATTTCTTCCTCCCAACGGTCTGATTCGACGTCGGACCACTGAACCTTGATGTGGCCGTTGCCGACCCTGGCTGCGAAAGCGGCTACGTCCTGTTCGAGTGAGTCGCTGACAGGTGACCATTCAGCGGTCTCGTACTTGTTGATGGCGAGGTACTGCGTGATGTGCCCGGCGTTGATCTGTCGTCCGACGACGAAGCTGATCTCAGCGGCTACGTCCTCGCGGTCCCTGCATTCTACAGCCGCAATGTGCCGCTGACGAATGATGCCGTAGACGTAGCGACGGAATTCGACGCCTAGCTCGATGTTGTCCTTGCCGACGTGCCTGTAGCCTTCCTCGTCCTTCCAATCCGCGAGTAGAGCGTCGATGTCCGTCGAACGGAAAGCAGTCGTCAGCTGCGTCCGCATCGACTCGGATAGCTGATAGGAGTCGATGTCGTCGACACGCGTCGCGGTGATCATGTCACCCATCGACGTCGAAGCCGTGGTCGGCAGCAGGTCACCGAATGGGTCGCTGTCGGCCTGAACGGCTTTGGGTGCCGGAGCGGCGGTCATGGCCTTCAGAAACGCCTCAGCTTCCTTTGCTAGTCGCCTCTTTGTGTCGGCACTCATCTGATCGGCGGCGCCAGAGAAGATACGCATCCATTTCACCAGCTCGTCGGCATCGACCGCCTTCGGCTCCTGCTGCCTCTCGTACTCGGCGACGCGTGCCGCGGCATCAGCATAGATCTCATCAGCTTCACCGTGCTCTTCGAGTATCTGCTGAACCGACTCCCCGATGTGGCGGTTGCCGGCGATGCCGAGGGAGTCTGCAAGAGACGCAACGGATGCTATCAGAGGCTCCAGGTCGTCGACGTGCTTGTAGGCGACCGCAGCGGCATCCATGCCTGAGACGGCCTCCTTAACGATGACATCGGCATGCTCGGCAGCGATGGATGCAAGACGCTCGGCAACCTGCTCACGCACCTCTTCTGGCACGTTGTCGAGGCTCTCCCCGACGCCGACAGATGTGACCTGCCGATAGCTCTTCTTCCCACAGCTAAATGACGACTCCCTGACCTTCACCCTGCGTGCCGCGACCGTCAGTTCCATTCCCATTGTTGCCTCCAGTTATCTGGTCTACCAATCGTTGGTAGACATCTACCTATCATGGGTAGATGTGCTTGTCAATGCATATCTACCTTCTATGGGTAGATGTCTACCCTCACTAGGTAGATGTGCTGACCAGCCATGTCTACCCGCACTAGGTAGATCTCTACCAAGCGTGGGTAGATGCACGTCTACCTGTTATGGGTAGATACACATCTACCTGCCGTGGGTAGATGTGATGAAAGCCGCACAGAATAAGGGTTTTCTTGTGCTACCGACCATCGGTAGCAGATCACCTCGGCATGGTGCCGGAAGTGGATGGGGATGCTGCTGAAAGCCTAGGAAAACCGCCATTCGTAGATTTTTACCCCATAACTATAAGTTCTCTATATATAAAGCAGTAGGTGTTGTCGTGAGCGGACATGTGGTCATTTTGTAGTAGTTTGACAGGATCGTAGGAATTTGCCCCATAGCTATAAGTTCCCTTTTAAGATATAGGTTAGGGGAGTCGGGCTGGTCATGTTGTCGGATTCTTGATACTCATATCTCTTTTTCATGAAGGGGGGTGATGACGCACCCCCCAGAGCTATAAGGGAGACCTCGTGACCTGTCAGGTGGTGACGTCGACTCAGTGCAGCGGCATGGAAGGAGAGCTAGGCTGAAGATCGGCACACGACCGAACTATCGTTCGGCCATGTGCAGGGGCCTTCGGCCCTTACCGTGCCGCTCCGCGGAGGTTTTGTAGGTCTGTTAGGGAGATGGCCTGTACCAGATGACCTTGCTCAACCCATCACCACGGCTACCAGACCACCCCCTGACCCTCGGCACCAACGGCACATGCCGCAGAACCGTCTAGGAAGCCGATCCAGCCACATCCTACCTGCACGGCATACCGACACAGCCCCTCCACCATTCTCGCGGCTCTACACCCCGTTTCCGCAAATGTTGGCAACACATGCCGACTGGCCTGGCGAGAAGTGGTTGCGCCTTCCATTCCTGCGGAAGCGCCATCCCCTCCGGCGAGGCCGTCACCACATCCTGCGGAAGCCTGCTCCCCTCCATGCACCTATATAATAGGTGCTTTGCGATTTAAAACATCATGCACCTACAAAATAGGTGCTTTACATTTTCATAGCCATGCACCTATATAACAGGTGCATTACTAAAACAGAAACCGCAGCAGGGATCATGCAGTACCGGACGCAGGGAACGAAAACGAAGCTTTACCGTGCCATCGGCGGCAACAGATGGAAGATGCTCGGTTCGATGCCCACCACCGCCGGTACGGTCGAGGAGGTGCCCGCCGAGCTTATCAAGCAACTCGACACTGCGGAGCTGAAGAACTTGCATGCCTGGCTTCGCGGGGCATCCACCAGAGTCGCAAGGGAAGCCGCGAAGGCGACGCACGCCGCGATGCTGGACGCGGCCGACCGCGTGGTGCACATGAACGAAAGAGACCGCCAGGCATTGCTCCGGGCGGCCAAGGCACTTCTCGATCGGCTCGGCGATCAACCGTCCGGGAAAAACCGCTCCGCCTGATCCAGGAGAGAGACGAGATCATCGACAGCCGGAGTGGCCATCCACACGGCTTCCTCATCGTCCGACATCTCGATCTGCACGTCGAAGAAGTACCCGCATTTGCGACGCCCGTCTCGCCGCTTCCGAATCCGGACGTCGACGACGTAGCCGTCCATCTTGACGACGGCCTGGATTGTTCCTTTGCCGATGTGACGGCTCATCGCCCCGCCGCGACTCTCACACAGCTTCATGCTGACGTACGGGAGCTGGGCGACGCGTTCTCCCGCGACCTCCAGATACCGCGGCCATACCGTGATCCAGCCGATCGGAACCTGACCGACCTTCACGGCGCCATACCGCAGCGGCATCTTATCCCATCTGCCCGTCCCGGCTTCCCAGTTCGGGTTCTTCTGCAACTCGGCACGCATGGTTTCCAT